CTACAAAGTAGAATGGTGTGATCTTTGTGATTGTGCCATAATTGTTTGTCCAAATGAAGGATGTACCGCAACATCTTGTAATTGTAAATCTTGTCCCAAATGTCATGATGATACAACGGAATTTAATAAGACCGTAAAAACATTTGTTGAGCATTATCTGACAGAAGAAGAGATTAAAGTGCACGAAAAGGCAAAAAGACTAAAAAAGTTAATTCTACGATCTATAAAAATGGGGGATAAGGAAATAGATTGGAAAAAGTTAGAGGAATTAGGATGGCTGTGTGAATGGGATCATGAAATGTTTAAGGAGGAGTTGAAGTAATCATAGTTCTTTGTAAGATTCATTTTTGGAGATGTATAATACATTAACAAAGGAGCTACTATGAAATTCGTAAAAGCTAAATTATATCAAATTAATATATACGAAGGCGTGATGGACTTTATTCATGGGGGCGGAAGAGATATACGGGAATTAGTATTTGAACAAACCGACAATTATCTTGAGGCAGTTAATGTCGTTAACGGAACTATTAATTGTTTCCATACTGATACTGAGAGGTATTCTAAGGCTAAACTAATTAGAGTGGTAGATATTCCTATTGAGATATATTATGGAGTACGAGATATAATTAGAAGTAAGATGGAAATGGAACAGCATAAAGAATCATTGGAGAAATTAACATCAATATGAACAAACACGAAGAATATCAATATCTTGACATAATGCAGGAAATTATAGACAAAGGCATTCGTAAACCCAACAGAACTGGCGTAGACACATTTTATCTCTTTTGTAGAAGTATGCGTTTCTCTTTAAGGGATGGAATATTTCCATTGTTGACCACAAAGAAGACATTTTTAAGAGGAATTGCAGAAGAATTATTTTTCTTTTTGCGAGGCGATACAAATACCAAGCATCTTGAGGAAAAAGGTGTTAATATTTGGAAGGGAAATACTTCAAGAGAATCATTGGACAAAAACAATTTGACCATGTTACCAGATGGAGATTTAGGTTGTGGATATTCATTTCAGTGGCGAAATTTTGGTGGAGAACATCCATGTATACCAGAAACAAAAGGACTGAAGGGTAAAGATCAGATTGCAGAGGTTCTATATAAGTTACAAAATACTCCATTAGATCGTCGTATAGTTATTGATGCATGGTGCGCTAATCAAATAAAGTATATGGCTTTGCCGCCTTGTCATGTCTATTATCAATTTGTTCCGAATATTGTTGACAACGAATTGGATTGTCATATGACGCAAAGATCTTGTGACTATTTTCTCGGTGTTGCTTTTAACATAGCTTCATTAGCATTATTGACAAATATTATGGCTAAGTTTTCTGGATTTAAGCCCGGAGAAATTCATTGGACAGGCGTTGATGTTCATTTATATGAAAATCATTTTGAAGCGGCAAAAGAGCAGATTTCAAGGGAGCCTTATCCATTCCCTAAGATTAAACTCAATATTGATGGAGAATTGAATTTGGAAAGACTTGGCAATCTAACATACGATAATATTGAGTTAATTGACTACAAGAGTCATGCCAAGATTGAAGCTCCAATGGCGGTATAATGAGTACAATCCAAGAACTTGAAGATATTGCGAAAGATTTTGAGGAGAAACATGGCATAGAAGTTCTCCTTAAGATAAATTTGATAGCAATCAATAAAATGTTGATTAAGCGTGGTCGCGGCGAAGAATTATTGGAAAATTTCAAAACAACTATAAAAAAGTTCGAAGATAAATTAAAAGATTCTGGAGAGTAATATGTATATCAAAGATGGATCAGACATTAGTTATGGAAGTGGTCGTTCTGAGCCTTACACATATTCTTGGGGATGGCTTGGCAATAAAGTTGAATCAAGCGGTTGGTCATCGCAAAGCCTAAAAGACAAAATAATTTCCAAATTATCCAGTTTAGATGAAGAATATATTTGTAATAGGACAAGGGGATTTCATGTTTGCGAAATATGTAAGGAGCCTCTTGGAAATGCCGAGATAAAAATTTCATATGGTGGCAAAATATTGGTTGCTCCTAGCGCAGTTGATCATTATATGCTTAAACACGATTATTGCCCAGACCAATTCGTACTTGATGCAATTATAGATGGTGTTTTTCTGAAAGAATCAGATCTTAATCCTCCTTGGAGAGAAATTATCAAGATGAGTGAGGATGAACTTACAAAAGCAAGAGACAATAAATTAAAGGATGTGCTGATTAGAGGTTCTTTGCGGGTTGTTGATAGAAGCGGATTCGGTCATATTATGAAAAAGCACTGATAATGAAGATAAAAGAAATATTCCCCAAGGTATACCTTTGTTTATTCAAGGATGCTTATCAACTTTGTATGTCTTTTGTTAGGATGCAAGAATTTTACGAAAGTCCAAAATATAGGGGCAAAGCATTTACTCTTGAAGAATTCATGGAATGGTGGAGCAAAGAATATGGCGATGGAATTTTTACATATACTGGAGAATGGGATGGCTTTAATGTTCCCGGCAAAATAATATGGAAATGGATGGAAAAGATAGAATGTAACTTTACTGGTCCAGAAAATATTCTTCTGAATAAGCTTGAAGATGAACTATATAAGAATAAACAAGACATACAAAATATATATCTGATAGGTGCGCATGAGGCTTGTGGCAAAAGAGAGTTGAAAAAAGTAATATGTCATGAATTTTCCCACGCTCTTTACTATTTAGATAAACAATATAGGAAATCTTGCATTGAATTGATGAAAGTCACTGATCCGAAGATTATTGATGCCAAAAGCAAATTGTTATTGTCAATTGGGTATTGCAAATCTGTAATTAACGATGAAATACAGGCTTATTTCTCGACTGAAGGAACCGAAGATGATGGACATGCTATTTTTGCCGACAATTTTTCAAAATACATAAGGAGGATAAAATGGAAATGTATAACATAAGGGAAATTGAATGAGGACTCCTATACAGATAGATCATAGTAAAGATCCGGTAGATATTCCTGAAAAATGGGTCAAGGTTTTACAGGGTCTTCCAGAGAGCGGGATGGGATTTCAAGATGTTGAAATTGAATTTTTCAATGGGGATGCGGTTCAGGGCATAGTATTAAATTGTTCAAAATTAATAACTAAAAATCCAATTAATACAGCCGACATAAAAGATATTAAAACCATTGATTGTGGAAGAGTTAATTGGATGAGAATATGAAAATACTGGGAGTAACATTTAAGAGAGAATATATATTGCAGTATAGTGATAACCATATGGATAATAATCCACTTTGGTTTTATGATGAGCCAAAAGATTCCAAAGAAGAAATATTGCCAAGAATACAGTTTTTGAATAGGCGAAGCGAGAACAAAACAAAGATAAAATTGAAGACAAGATTCATTATCGAAGTATAAGGAGGTAGTTATGGGAAGAAAATCAAGAATATACACAAAGATAGACGATGCAGATGTAATTGTAAAGGGATTGTGTGAAAACCAACCAGATGTACTATGGTGCGTAAGACCGGAAACAATTGCCGTTATGGGCATCGAGAATTGCACAAGAAGTGAAAAGAATCATACATTGGCGAAGATTAAACCAGTTAAAGGAACCGAAAAGGCAATATTCCAAATCAATAATATTCCAATTAGATACATTATTGAGTGCTATTGGGCGGATTGGAACTTATGGAATAATGCCCAAAGACAGTGGATAATATTGCACGAATTATTGCATGTTCATCCTGAGTTTGAGAAGACAATACCGCATGACTGCGAAGACTTTAAGATTATTCTTGATAGAGTTGGCGTTTCATGGATGGATAAGAAAGACTTGCCAGACCTAATGAATAAGGATACGAAATTTAATCTTGAATTACGTCCAAGCCTTAATCTTGATGACGAAGACGATGATGAAATAAAAGATAAGAAGGATAAAAAGGGTAAAAAGGCTGATAAGAAAGATGAAGCTGTAGAGGAAATTGAAGAGGAAAAGGAGCCAACAGCAAAGGGTGACGAAGATGGCGAAGACGAAGAAGACGACGAAGATCCTGAAAAGGATGAAGATGCCATATAGAGATAGCCGATCTTCTTTAAAAAAGTAATTGCATTCCATGTAAGAGGCGCTATAATTGGCAAAGTTAGAAGTAGAAACAAAGGGAGTAATACTATGAAGAAAACGCGGTTTGTATTTTTGTTTGTATTTTTGTTTGCATTTTTGTCCTTTGCCAATTATAGCAGGGCGCAGACTATTGAAGATGTATTTGGAGGAGAATACATATTATGCCCAGTCAATTCTCCCCTAAATGTTTCTTCTAATGGGTATTTTATATTCTCTGAAACGCCTAATGGGCCAAATTTGTCGTTTTCTTGGATTAATAGTAAGATAAGTGATAGACAAGATATTCTTTTTATGACAGTTCCGCTATCTTCGGTCAGAATTAGGATAGATGAAAATGCTAGGGAGCCAAAGGTTAAATTCAGACAAATTTATCATAAAACCACCGTTGGCAACAGAACAATGGGGAAACTCACAGAGCAGAATATACAATACGTTCTTATCATATGTAATAGCAAAGATTCTTTTGCAACCATTCCAATTGAAAGCCGATGAATTTAATTGTTTGTACAGATTTAGGTAGAGATCCCGATGACTTCTTCGCCTTATGCTATTTACATAGTATTGGTGGAGTAAATATTAGGGCTATTACAATTTCACCCGGCGATGAAGACCAAATAGCTATAGCCAAATTCTTTTGTAAAGAAGTCGGGTTAAATATTCCCATTGGTTCCGATAAGATGCGGAAAGGTAAACGATCTTCTGGCGGAATACACTATGATCTGTTGAAAAAATATAAACACCCCCTAGAAGCGTCAGCGGATGGATACAGTCAAGATATTATTCGTGACAGAATCAAGATTTTCCCAGAATGTGAAGTATTTGCATGTGGTCCGCTGACAGGATTGGGTAGGTATTTGGAAAGTTATGCGATGCCAATCCTTAGATTGACTGTTCAAGGGGGATTTCTAGCATACGATTTGCATAAATATAATTGTGTACGATTGGAAAAATTCGAGGGAAAAACAACTGTTCCAACATTTAATCTTAATGGAGATCCAAAGGCGGCATTAACGGTAATTAATAGTGATTTGATTTTTCATAGAAAATTTGTTTCGAAAAACGTTTGTCATACAGTAGTTTATGACAAGGATGTTCATTCTGCTATTAAGAGTGGATTTATATATAGGAACAGGGCTAGCGATTTATTTATAGAGGCAATGGATATTTATCTTTCTAAACACACTGACAAAAAGTTTCATGATCCTACGGCGGCTGTTTGCCATATGCATCCTGAGATAGCTACTTGGGTAGATGGAAATATATACAGAGATCCAAAAGGAAATTGGGGAACTGTCATAAATGAAAACCTTGCACATCATGGGGACAAGATAATAGCAGATATAGATCGTCATCAGTTGTGGCATCATATTGCTTGTGGAACATAATGAATAATTACGATTTTAGACTTAGAGACTATATTAAGTATCGTGGCAAACTGTATATTGTTGCCCACATTGATGATTCGCCATTAATGATAATTGCAGGACAAGAAACGGGGGCTGTTGCGTCTTTATTTGTGAAGAAAAGCGATCCGCATATAGAAAAACTGAATCCGTATTTAAGGGTTATTGTTCAATGAGTATTAAGTCTATTAATTATTTAGCAATTGATGGACAATTTGAGGAATGGTTTTTATTTATGAAAGATAATAGTCCACTTTTTGCTTCTTGTTATGATTGGCATAAGTCTACCCTTGGCGTAGAATTGGGAATAAATTGTAAAACTTATACAATGAAATTAATAATAGATGCTTTACAATACGATGGATGGGTTATAGATGTACAGTATCCCCCAATATATGCAATTGTTCAATGAGGTAAAATAATGAAAAAAGAAATAATTATCATATGCGGCATCCAAGGTGGTGGAAAATCAACTCTTGTAAAAGAGTATGTAGATAAAGGCTATATTCGCCTCAATAGAGATGAAATGGGCGGCAAGCTTGACAGCCTCAATAAAAAACTAGAGGACCTTATTGCCCAAGGTAAAACTCAATTTGTGTTAGATAACACGTATGGCCCAAGGGATACTCGCAAGCCGGTCATTGATATTGGCAAAAAGAACGGATTTGAGGTTAATTGCATATTTGTCAATACCAAAATTGAAGATGCGCAATACAACGTTGTTGGAAGAATAATAGATAATTTTGTATTTGGAAGTGAGCATAAGCTTTCTGATATTTTTGGGCCAGATGGTGGCAAGTTTGCCAAGGGAATAGGATATGTGCCATCTATTGCCCTCTATTCTTACAAGAAATCATTTGTTAAGCCTTCCACAGAAGAAGGCTTTGATTCAGTTCAAGAAATTCCTTTTAAGCGGAAACCATTATCAACCGTTTATCAAAACAAAGCGATTATTTTTGATTATGACGGTACTTTAAGGGAAACCAAGAGCGGAAGAAAGTTCCCAATTACGCCAGATGATATAAGAATATTGCCAAATCGTAAAGAAACGTTAATGAAATACTTAGAATTAGGATATATACCATTAGGCGTATCCAATCAAAGTGGGGTTGAGAAGGGCGAGTTTACAAATGAAGCCGCTAAAGCCTGTTTTGATCAAACCAATAAACTTTTAGGGGTTCCCATTGATGTTCTTTATTGCCCACATCATTCTTTCCCGATTCGTTGTTATTGCAGAAAGCCGTTGCCTGCGTTCGGCGTTTATTTCATAAAAAAATATTTGCTGAAACCAAGTGAATGCATATTTGTTGGGGACTCAACATCAGATTCCACATTTGCGGCAAGATGCGGGTTTCAGTTTCAATCGCCAGAAGAATTCTTTAAATAAGGATAAATATGACAAAAACAGCATTAAAGATATTTTTAGATATTCTGGAACAGGTAGAAGACGACCTTTCAAATAATTCTTGTAATGATTACACATTAAAGAATACTCCAGAAAACCGCAAATTCGTAGAAGATATGTGGAATGTAACTAGAAAAGGCGAGAGAAATGAACTTCCACCAGAAGGTAAAAAAGAAATATGCATTTTAGATTGGGAAATCATAACTTATCTAAGGGAAATACTAAAAGGGAAGGATAAATGATGAAAGTTAATAAAAACCCCCAAACCAGCGAATTAGGTATTAGAACAGTTGTCCATGAAGTTGTTGATAATGAAACTGGCATTTTGGCTGTAAGTTTCAGATATACTCAAGATGAAATGAGATTTTTACAATCTGGTTTTCAAATGCAATATGAAACCATTAAGTTAGGTGCTTCCAGAGGCGCTCATTATCACTATCCGGAGGATGCAGAGGAAAGTTTTTATGTAATAGACGGAGATTGTCGTCTTATTGTTTGCGACATAAATCAGACAATTTGCGAGATATACGATATTGAAAAAGGAAAGACGTATACGGTTCCGGGCATGATTTTACATAAAGCGGTCAATACATCTAAGGAAAGTGAAGTGAAAATGGTTGTTGCCAAACCGTTTAATTTCAAGGTGGTTAATAGAACAATAAAGATCGATATGAGTTGGACGGAGAAGCTATGAGTAAAGAACCATATAGAGCAGTAATATCCTCTCGGTCATACGATGATTATCTAAAAGGCACATGTGCGCGTTTTCAAAGTTGTGGCATGCTTAGATTCGGCGGGTTTACATTTTACATAAACTTTAAGACGGATAGCAGCGTATTAATGGATATGTGGAAAATGAACTTTCCTCAGACCAATAATCCTGAGCAATTGCATGGAACCGTTGAAGTATATGGTGGAAATGGTCAATATGGAGTTTTTCGTGACCAGAGCAATCCCCGTATTCTAGTTATCAATAAAAGATATTATGGCAGCGTTAAGCTTGGTTATCGCGCTCTTTGTTCATATTTAATGGATGCCAAAGACCTTTGGATGCTTTCTATGCATAGTGCTGGAGGAGTAATAGATAATAAGTTATTTCTTGTTACAGGAGCATCCGGTTCTGGCAAGAATACAATATTGACATATTTGGATGGTAAATATGATTGCCAGTTTTTATGGGATGATTGGGGTGTTGTAGATTCCCAAGGTAAAGTTTTTCCAACAAGTGAAACTGCGTATCATATGTCTGGACAATCTGCTTTATCTTTTGCACCGATACTTAAGGAATCAGGCGGATTGGAAAGTAGTAAGTTAATGTGTGAAGACGAAAAAAGCAAAAAATACATGGTTCCATTGCACGACCTTAGAAAAACATTTGCGAATTCATTTGACATTTTTAAATGCAATGGGGGAATGCCAGTTAATACTCTGTTTATTTTAACAAATCATGCAGGGCAAAATGGCATTAAAAAAGTAGATTCTTCTGAGGCTAGGCGGGTATTTAGTATGCCTTCTTATAGTTATGCTTGGGATTGTATGGTCCCCTATAAAAATGAGCATTTGGTGTTAACAAGTGCGGAGCTAGAAATATTATCCCTATCATATGGCCAAACTTTTTCAAAAATACCAAACATTTTCATTGTAAACAATAATAAGCAAGAGGTTGATAAAACAGCCCTGCTTGACAGTGTAGATAAGGCTTTAATGGAATAAAATAATGAATACAAGAGACTTAGTAAAAGCGAGCAAGTTTATGTCATTAGTGCTACGCCATCAACCGGAATTGATTGGGTTATCATTAGATGAGAACGGATGGGCAGAAGTTGACGAACTAATAGTAAAGAGCGCCGGTTTTGCCGATTTGACCAGAGCTATTGTTGAAGAAGTCGTTGCCACCAATGATAAGAAGCGTTTTGCTTTTAGCGATGACGGATGGAGAATTCGCGCTAGCCAAGGGCATAGTATTAAAGTGGATTTGGAACTTAAGCCTGCATTGCCCCCTCAACATCTATATCATGGCACAGGATTCAAATCAGTAAATGCAATTAAGACGGATGGACTCAAAAAAATGAGCAGAAATCATGTTCATCTTTCTAATTCATTTGAACAAGCAAAAAAAGTTGGATCAAGACATGGATCGCCATTTGTTCTAAAAGTAGATTCTGGACAAATGGATAAGGATGGTTTCAAATTTTATTTATCTGATAATGACGTATGGCTAACTGACGAAGTGCCAGTTAAGTATATTGATTTTTCATTGCCGCAAGTCTATTCAAAATGAGTAACAGACCCCATATATGCGGAGATCCAAATGATTCATGTGATACAGAATGCATGAATATATTCTATGAAGCGAAAGATAGAGAGTCCGTTCGCGGTCGCATTATAAAAATGTGTGGGATTATTCCCGAACGCATATGGAATATCTACATGTATGGTTCTAGGGTATATGGAACTGACCGTAATGATTCCGATTATGACTTTCTTGTTGCTGCAAGTTCAATAGACAGACATAAAGAAATCAATGACGGAGAATATAATATACATATATGGACATTAGATGCATTTATGGACAAGGTAGTGAAACATGAGATGTTGGCGTTAGAATGCGTTTATGCTCCTCCATATGCAGTTATTATGCAGAGGAAGCCAATAGAATTAAAGTTTAATATGCATAGGCTAAAATCGGCAGCCCTTTCACAATCTCATAATTCTTGGGCGAATGGGAAAATGAAGTTAAAAGAATGTGATATATTTAGGGGTCAAAAAAGCATATTTCATTCTTTAAGAATATTGGATTTTGCCAAGCAGATATTGAATAAAGGCAAGATTGTTAATTTCTATTCAATGAATCATATATGGAAGGAAATTGAGGAAGAAGGCGAAACTGAATGGGCTTATTATAGAAGAAGGTATTTGCCTTTAAAATTCAGTTTAGAGCATGATATTAAGGAATATGGCAAAAAAGATTCTCCTTGACTTTTTATGAGTATGCGCTATAATGATGTTTAAACAATGGAGAAGGTATGAGAAGAATATTCTATAGTTCAGCGATGGTATTTATACGCTTCTTCGTAATTGCCGCAATAACATTTGTTGTGTGCAGACATATTAGGAATAACCATACCAAAGATATAGGAATTTCGGAGCTAAAAATAGAACAATAAGAATATAAATATTGGGAGTGTCACGGCAATCGATTGGCAGATTGATATAGTGGCTGCATGTAGAGGATAATGGTTGGCCTCTTTAAATTTCCATTGAAAAGAATTAAATGGCGAAACTTATGCCATGGCTGCTTAATTGTAAGCAACCCGCGAAAATAGCAAGATAGTCTTGGTAGCTATGAGTAGTGTCGATTACAAGGTGGTAATGGATGAAGCCTAGAGAGTCCTACTGATGGTAAGACATCCGCTAAGTCAGTGAAAGAGTTTGACTGAGATTTGATGATTGATCTCAAAAGTTTCAATTATCTAAACATGTAAACGAGGCTGTTATTTCTTCTGTACAACACGGGAGGTTCAATTCCACCCCACTTCCACCAATTTTAAATTTTTTTGACATAAATTATGTAATCGGCAGGATTAAAAACAAAAGAAGGTCTTGCCGTCTCCTTTATAGAATCAATATACTATAAAGGAGAATATGAAAACAGTTGAATTAATATGCGAAAATCCATTGTGCGGCAAGATATTTGAAAAAAGAAAAGGAGAATATAATCGCAGCAAAAAATTGGGTAGAAGAAATTTTTGTTGCATGAAATGTTCTGGGGTTGTTTGCGGGAGAGAGGCATATGCAAGTCAAACGCCTGAAGTTATATCTGAGAGTTCTAAAAGGATAAAATCTCATTGCGGGAACCTAAGAGACGAGTATACGCAATTTAGATTTTTTATCAAGGTCATAAGACAACGGTTGAAAGATAGACATAAGACTTTCGATATAGATCTTAAATATTTGAAAGACTTATGGGAATCGCAAAACGGGATATGCCCATTTACTGGATGGAATCTAGTTCTGCCAGACAATATAGGCGGTTGGAAAACATACAGAAATGGTCGTCGTGCAAGTTTGGACAGGATAGATAATTCCAAAGGATATGTATCCGGAAACTTAAGGTTTATTTCTTTTATGGCAAATATAGCGCGTTCCAATATGACAGACGAAGAACTAGTGGAATTTTGTAAGGCGGTAGCAGATAATAGTAAATAAGGACGGAAACAATGAGTACAAACATATACGATGACGGAGATATCGCGGCAGTAGAAAAGGCGCATAACGATCCGAATAGTTATTCTGAGTTTATCAAGAAAAATGCCATATGTTCTAAATGTCAAAAAAATGTAATATTTTCTTTTGAATTAAGAAGCGATAGAGATAATAGAGAAAAAGGTGGACTTTTCAAGATTTGCGAAGAATGTAAATCTGAATATAAATTTTAAATGAGAAATGCAATGAAAGAACAAGACCACATGGACATTGCCTTGTCTAAAATAATGCGTGGCATTACTCCACAATTTGTTCAACTTAAAAGCGAACAATACCACAAAGAGTTCCTTAGACTTAAGGAAGACAAAGAAGCTAGAGAAGGCGAACCATTAGACGATGATGAAATGCTTTTCAGATCTTTTATTTGTCACAAGGTTGCTGCGCTCAACATAGTCTTGGAAAAAGTCGTTGAATTGCTCAATGATGAGGAATAGAAATATTATGAAAAAACTTGCCCCTCCACTAAGACATCAAAGGGCATATGGGGTTTTCAAATGAGCATATTAAAAACGCCCAATTTGAAATAGATGACGCCATTACCCATTTGGAAGTTAGTTCAGTAATGCATAGAACAAATAAGGAGAAAAACAATGAATGAAGTTAAATTGTATGTCATGGACAAAAAAGACGCCTTCAAAAATGCTCAAGGAGAAGTTGACCTTGCAGGCGCTCCGTATGGCACCAAGATGAAGGTTAATGCGGCAGATGTTGTAGCGGTTCTGGGACGAGGGAGTAAGGTGCAGGTACTAAAGAATAAAATGGGTGCGCTCCCTGTTGGCAGAATTAGTCCCGTAAAATTCCTTCGTCTTTTAATTGACGGCAGCATCTAAGGCTGATATGTTTCGTAAACCACAAGTTTATTATGCTCATTGCATGGCTATATATGGGACGCATATAGAAACCTTAGATATAGAGACGCTTAGATGCATGGGATTTAAAGTCATCAATCCAAATACCCATGAACATAGACATAGGGTTGGCATGATGCGGCGGGAAGGCAAAGATGGTTCTCAAATTATGGATTATTTTTGCAAAGTAGTTAAAAAATGTGATGGGCTTGCTTTTAGGGCGTTGCCGGATTTATCAATTCCTGCTGGGGTTTACAAAGAGATACTTACAATGCTCGATAAAAGGGGATTTATTTTGGAACTCCCAGAGATCGCAAAACGAAAAGTATTAACCATTGATGAAACGAGAGCCTACATTAGATATCATACTACTCATGGAGAATTAAAATGCCTAGATACTTCGAAAAAATAACGCAGAAAGAATTGGCAGAAAAGATCGATGAAGTTAAACAGGGATCGTTAACAAATTTGACCGATAGAGTTGCCAAAGACTTGGACAAGGTTAAATTTGATACAGAAAATGAAACGTGCAACAAAAATGATGGTTGGGGATTTCTTAATAAATCAGAATCATTACTTGGATACAATACACTAGATAATGGACTAAGTTTTCTTGGCGTTTTTGCAGGTGGAGACTGGGAAACTGGAGTGTTTTTCATAATTTATTGGTCGGGAAAAGAGTTGCGAGGTTATATTCCAACAAAAGGCAATGTCTGGAATACAATTACTAATCAGGCGTTGGGTAATGATACCGATAAAGATGCAGAGTTCCTTAAGGAAATATTCCCGAAAGAATATGCTGAAGCAAAAGAAAATGGCGGAAAATATTGGCAGGATGAATTTGCCAGTAATTATCGCCACATAAAACTAGATGCCAATCTACTCATTCAAGATATAAAAGAAAGAATCATAGAGAAAACCCCAGCAAAATCCGACAATAAACCATCCCCTAAATCTAATAAATCCAAATCCATTCAAGAATAAATTGAGTCATTGACATTTTATTCATGTGGAGACGAAGCCTATCAATATTGGGCGCAGCTTTGTTCAACTTGTTATGAACAATGGGCTGCATCCCATCCCGACAGAGCAAAGATAATATTGGAGTGGATTAAGGAAGACGCCAAATCAAGTAGGCAATGGGCTATTGAAGAGTTCGGTTCGTTTGACAATGTTGATTTCGAAAAAGGGCATTGGGGGCATTAAAATTCTCTTGACAAGATTACGGAAAGCGTTATCCTATTGATAAGGAGATTACGTATGCAAACATTTTTACCATATGCCGATTTTCATCGTTCAGCCGCCGCATTAGACACTTCTCGATTGGGCAATCAAGCTTATCGTGAAGGTAAGACTCTTTTAGGTGGAGGTTGGAAAAACCATCCTGCAAGCCGCATGTGGAGCGGTCATCGCAGAGCATTAGCCGAATATGTATTGGCATGTTTTGACGAACTGACAAAGCGCGAACGGCATTATCCCAAGCATATTCAAGAAGTCATGGCGCTTCGTGATTCATTGCCCAATACAGGCAATCCGCCTTGGCTCGGCAATGAAGATTTTCATGCATCACATAGATCAAATTTGTTGAGAAAACTGCCTGAGTGGTATGGAAAGTTTGGATGGACTGAACCAAATGATTTGCCATATGTTTGGCCTAAAGGAGATTAATCCATGAAAGCGAAAGAACTTGCTGCTTTACTAATGCAGAGTCCGGAACTAGAGGTTATGGGATATGATGCCAATTTTGACGATTATTATACAGTTACGGTAAAAGTTGAGCGACAAGGTTTATTCAATTTGAGTAATGCAAAAGGTATGATGCGAATTAATGGAATAGTTTGGGGAGATGTGGAAGATGGCTCTATGCGGCTAGCATATGGAGAACCATTACAGGAAAGAATAATTGTAGTAATTAGTTAAATGGAGTACATAAATGAAAGTATTTTCTGGAACAGCTAATCAACCGTTTGCAGATGCAATTATGCGACAACTTTGTTTACATACTACTAGTGTAGAGGGAGTGCAAATCTCTAAATTTCCCGATGGAGAAATCCACGTAAAATATAACGAAAATATACGTGGAAAGGATGTTTTTATTATTCAGTCCATGAGCGCTCCAGTTAATGACAGCATTATGGAATTATTAATTATGATTGATGCCGCAAGACGGTCATCGGCAAAACGCATTACCGCAGTTATTCCATTTTTTGCGTATGCTAGACAAGATCGTAAAGAACAACCTAGAGTTCCAATTACTGCCAAACTGCTTTCTAATATCTTAGTGTCAGCGGGAGCCGACAGAATATTGACAATGGATTTGCATGCTCCGCAAATTCAAGGCTTCTTTGATATTCCCGTAGATCATTTGCAAGCTATGCCAGCGTTTATATACCACCTTAACTTTATGCGATTACATAATATGGTTCCAGAAGGTGCCGATTTAAACAATTTTGTTGTTGTAGCCCCGGATGTTGGTCGTTCTAAAGTTGCTGTTCAGTATGCCAAAGCATTGAAGTGTCATATTGCTATTGTATCAAAAGAGCGCATTAGTGCTGAGGTTGTTCAGTCGGATGTTCTTGTTGGAGAAGTAAAAGGGAAAACTGCTGTTATTATTGATGACCTTTCTACTACTGGTGGGACGCTTATTGGGGCGGCTAATTTAGTCAAGGAACATGGGGCTACTTCAGTTATAGCGGGCGTTACTCATAATGTATTAACTGCCAAGGGGATTGAGAAGATACAGAATTCTCTTATTGATTTAATGCTTGTTACGGATACTGTCAATAATCCTACTGATGCAAGTAAATTTGCCAAGGTTTCGGTAGTTGAATGGTTTGCCAAGGCGATTGAGGCCATTCATACAGATGCCTCTGTTTCTTCTTTATTTACTGTTTAAATTGATTCAAAACCGCATATGGCAGCAACCTTGGCTATGTCATCCCTAAAGTCTTCTAGAATCTGTTTACCTTCTGCCATAAATTTCTTTCTAAGGACATACGAAGAATGGTAAGTTGGCATAATTTGTATGATTTTACCATTTAGTTTTCTTTTTATCCATTTTCCTCTTAACTTAGTTATGCCTTCTAATCCCAACAAAAATTTGAGTGGTTTTGCGCCAATCAATAGCAAAACATCTGGATTAGTTAACAGCAATTCTTCTTTAAGCCAAGTATTTTTGCAGTTTTTTACCAAACTATTATCCTCTGGAAATTTATTGTCTTTTGGACGGCAAGGTATTGTATTTGTGATTAGACAGTTTTCATTGGTAAAACCAAATTCTTTAATGGTGGATCGCAATAGTTTGCCAGCTTTGCCCACAAATGGTTTACCCTGTTCTACTTCATCAGATCCGGGAGCCTCCCCGCAGATTACTACTTTGGGATTTAATGTATTTCCATCGCTACAAACAACTTTGTCATATATTAATCCGATTGGACAGGCGCGGCATTGCGATTTACAGGCGTTGAATTCTTGATAAGAGTTATATTTTTTCATAGTTATTTAGATGTATAATAGCATTATACAGAATAGGAGAAAGAGGAAATGAGTCATTTTATAAAGGTAATTTACGAGTCAGCTTCATTCAACTTGACAACCAATCAATGGGAAGGGTGCGTTAAAGAAGGATTGGCTCCATTTGAGTATGAGGATTATGATACTGCCCTCTCATATAGAGACAATATGGATAGTCTTATTGATGATTTCATGTCAAATGGCATTGTAATTCTTACAGACGGCAAAAGCGTTCCAATCTTTAGAGTTTATTATTTTAAAGAATACTCGGAGGATCAAGTTGGCAATGAAGTGGAAAATAATATTCGTCCGCAAGAACATTTGCAGGCAAAATCATTCAATAAGCAGTTTAAGCATAAGCGTCGTTTTAGGAAAGAAAATAAGTCAAATTATCAACAATCTTCTCACAATCAAGGTGGCAAAGTTCCTCAAGCAGCCAAAGTATCTAAAAATATTGAAGTTTCAACGACTAACGCTGTACCAGAGACATTTAATCATGTAGAAGGCGACAAGTCTACGCCATCTGTATAATAGACTAGTTATTATAGTATTAGTTTGTTGTACGGAGGGAAATATGTTAATAGGAATTTGCGGAAAAGCTGGAGCAGGCAAAGATACCATCGGCAATTATCTTGTTGAAAAGCATGGATTTGAGAAGATTGCATTGGCAGATCCAATCAAAAGGCTAGTAAAAGATATTTTTGTTTTAGATGATCATACAGTGTATGACCGTGTTGCAAGGGAACAGCCATTGGAGCAGTGGGGAGGTCGTTCTGTAAGAACTTTATTACAAATCATAGGAACGGAATTATTTAGGAAAAACATAGATGAATCGATATGGGTACGTTCTTTATGGTATCGTGTAGCCGCCAATAAAGAAAAAAATTATGTAGTTACCGATGTTAGATTTCCGAATGAATTAGAATTTCTTAGAGAGAATGCTAAAGAAGAATTTTTGAGTATTAAAGTTATTCGAGAAGGATATAACGGGAAAGTTGGCATAGTTGGTCATGAGAGCGAGAAGTATAATCTTGACACAGATTTAGTAATTGAAAACAGCGATACAATAGAAGCCTTACATAAGAAAGTAGAAAAGCTAATTTCTCTCATTGTAAAAGGATGTGAATTATGAATAAGAATATATTAGATGTGCCGAGAATAAAGAAAACCATTAAAGAGAAGCATGGAGAGTTTTTAGCAGCGGTTGGGCAAATTCCAACGAAGATTTCTGCTGATAGGCAATTAACTCTTGCAAGGGTTTCGGCTAGGATATCGCAAATTTTACATATTTTTAAGGAAGAAGGCATCATAGACATTTTTGATGATTGTTGTTTGCCAGAAGCTGACTCATCATGTAAGGGCTTCCATATTTCTAAAAGAGGATTTGAGAAGACTATTTATATATGGACAGATGGCAATGATATAGTTATGAAGGATTCGAGTTTTATGATTAGTTCTGGCGTCATGGTTCCTTTCAAAAAAATTATAAGAGATATAGATTTTGAAGAATATAACTGGGAATCATTTGTTGAGCAATTGTTAGATTATATCCATGTAGTTATTTATGAAAGGTTTTTATCATACGAAAAAGTATTGTGGAGGGACGTGTAATGGGTCAAGATGATAAAAATGTTGTGGAACGATTCTGCCATTTACATAACCATTCTTATTATAGTATATTGGATGGGATGGCGTCTCCAAAGCAGATGGTTCAAGCAGCCTATGATCATGGATTTAAATCGTTGGCGATAACCGATCATGGAACATGCGGGGGATTATTGGCTTTCCAGAAGGCGTGTTTAGAAAAGGGTATAAAGCCCATTCTGGGAATGGAAACATATATTACAGCAGACCACACTATTAAAGATAAAGATACAAGAACATATCATCTTAATTTACTGGCGAAAAATATAGAAGGCGTCAGGAATCTCACTAGACTTTCATCTATCGCAGAGATTAAAGGGAAGTATAGGCGTCCTCGTATTGATTTCGATTTGCTAAAAAGACATAGTCAAGGTCTTATTTGCACTTCTTCATGTCCCGCTGGCGAACTTTCCACATTACTTCAAGCGAATATGATAGAAGAAGCCGATAAACTAGCTCTACAATATAGGGAATTATTCAAAGACGATTACTATATTGAAATAATGATGCATAAGTATTTTGAATCAAAAAAAGACCAAGAAGAGAGAGAAGAATTTTTAGCCAAACAGCTTTATGCATTATCAAAACGAACTGGTATTAAGCCAATTTGTACAAATGATGCTCATTATGCGAAGAAAAGTGATGCCGTCCACCATGATGTTCTTTTATCGATACAAACTCATGATGTCATAAAGAATCCTGATCGTTTCACTTTTGGCGGCAATCAATTTTATATTAAGTCATATGAAGAAATGGAACAGACATATTCTTGGGCACCAGAATTATTGTCAAATACAGTAGAAATTGCAAATAAGGTTGAATGTCCTCCAAAAGGTCTTTTGCAATTTTCCCCTGATTTATTGCCACATTTTGACATTCCAAAAGGATTTGCCGACGAAGATGCTTATCTAAAGGCTTTAGTTGTTGATGGCATGAAGTCCAAAGGACTTATTAATAATCCTATTTATAGGGCCAGAGCCAAGTATGAAATGTCTTTTATAACTAAATGCGGATTTGTCAGATATTTCTTGATATTATGGGATATAATTAATTATGCAAAAGAACAGGGTATTCGTGTCGGAATTGGGCGAGGATCTGCTGCGGGAAGCTTATGTCTTTATGTATTAGGAGTAACAAAGCTAGATCCTATCAAATATGATCTACTTTTTGAAAGATTCATTAATCCTGAAAGAGTTAGCCCGCCTGACGTAGACATAGATTTCGACTATTTCTTACGCGATAAGATATTTGAATATGTTTATAGGAAGTATGGTCATGAGTTCTGTTCAAAAATTGGAACTTATAACAGATTAAAGGCAAAAGCTGTTGTGCGTTATAGCATTAAAGCCTTGGATTTAGGTGGAGATTGGGAAATATATCAGAAAGCAAAAGAGAAAAATCCTCATGCAAAACCTGATCAAACTAAAAACAGTTTAGATCTTTCTCAATATATTGCCAAAATGATTCCAGAAGCCCCTAATCTAAAGTTAGAAGAAGCACTGCGCAGTCAACAAGACTTTAGGTCAGAAATGGAGAGGTATCCATATTTATTAGATACAGCCAGAAATCTTGAAAATACAGTGTCTTCGGCAGGAGTACACCCAGCAGGAATTATTATCTGTAAGAACCCTATAGCAGATCAAATTCCTTTGAGGGATGGTAAAGGACAAATTTGTTCACAGTTTGATGGTCCAGAAGTTGAAGAGTTGGGACTTCTAAAATTCGACTTTTTAGCCCTGAAGACATTAACAGTAGTTGATGAAACAATCAAACTGATAAAGAAACGCCATAATATAGACTTGGATATTGATAATCTTGAGCCTAATGATAAAAAGGTGTTTGCGCTATTAAACGGAGCATACCAAAAGATGGACAATAGAGGCATTTTTCAATTTGAAGCTCCCGGCATATCCAAACTTCTTAAGCATATTCATGTAGATACGTTTGAAGACATGATTGTTGCAAATGCGTTGTATCGTCCGGGTCCATTGGGAGCAGGAGTGCATGACCTATATTGCGATTATAAGCATAAACGTAAACCTATTGAACCGTTACATCCTAAAATGGGCGAAGTTTTGAAACAAACATATGGTATCATGATTTTTCAGGAAAATTTGATGCGAGTAGCCCAAGAGTTAGCCGGGTTTACACTGGGGCAAGCCGATATTCTTAGAAAAGTTGTAGGCAAAAAGAAAATAGAGCTAATTAAAAAAGAGAATTTGGATAATTTATTTTATGATGGTTGTGCAAAAAACGGAATTGATAAAGCAACATCAGAGAAAATATTTGAGCAAATAAAGTATTTCGGAGAATATGGCTTTAACAGATCGCATTCTGCATGTTATGCATATTTAGCTTATCAGACAGCTTATTTGAAAGTATATTACCCAATAGAGTTCATGTGCAGTCTTATGTCAAGTGAAATAGATAATAATGACCAAGATCTAAAACTAAAGGCTTATCAAGCTGAGGCTGATCGTATGGGAATTGCCTTTATGAAACGAGATATTAACAAAAGCGGACTTAAATTCTCAATAGAGTCTGGCAAGAGGATAAAAGATGGTAGCGACTACGAATTCATAAGAATGCCATTAACCACCCTTAAAGGAGTGGGAGATAAGGCTGTTAAAAATATTGTCGAGATGCAACCATTTAGGAGTCTCAAGGACTTTCTTTATAAAGTTGATGGACGCAAAGTAAACAGTAGGGTTTTTGCGGCATTGGTGGAAGATGGTTGCATGGAAGATGCTTGGTCAGTTAGTAAGGGAATGTTAATGTCCAAATATCAAGAAGTTAAGGATTCTGTTGAAAAAATGCGCAAAGACAAGAAAAAAGAAGAAGAGGAAGATAATTATCTTGATAGCGTAGGCGGTTCATTATTTGACAGAATGAGCGATTCAGATGTAGAAGTATCGATATAAGTTTCTGTTTTTTACTGTATAATAATTGTAGAAAAACAACAAACAAAAAGGAGTAAATATGTCAACAAGAAAGATAGCGGAATGCATTAATGTACGAATCAATGTAGGCAATTTTCAACATATAGAACTTACAAAATATGCCGAAGAAGAGATAGAATTTTCCTCAAATGAAGAACGCACAAAGAAAGAAGATGCGTTAAGAGATGATTTGGTAGTTAGCTTGATTCGTAGCATGAAGGCAATACCAGAACGCTTGGGTAAAGGAATCGAATCTGCAATTCAGGTTGAGGAATCTATTCAAAAAGCCATTCCAGAATGGTTAGCCAATAGTCCGATTCCAAATATTGCAAATGGTGCAGCAAAACTTAGCATAAAGGCTAGCGCAGAACAGAAAGCGCATAAAGAGAAGCAGGATGAGATTATCCCAGAGGTTTTGAAGAGTGTCACCGTTGATACGGTTACGGAAGTAACACAAGAACCTATTAATCCCACAACCAAAATTCAAGAAGATGCAGAAGATCTTTTCGAATCGGATGAAGTTAATCAAGAGAACAAGAAAACAGTTGTTGCCAAAACTGATGCGGTAGAGGTTGATACAATTGAAACAGATAGCAAAACGGATGACGATATCTTTGACGATGATATTTTCGGCAATGATTAATCATTAAGATAACAGAAAGGTACATTATGAATATTGCGAAACTAAGTGATCAGGATATCCAATCCATGTTCGAGGCAGGCTTTGAAACTGTAGCCCAATACAACAATATTGGAGATTTTGAGACAAGATGCCTGAGAACAGTTGGTAATTCTGGAGTAAAAATAGAAGTTATGATTGTGGGCCTAGCTGGAAGTCCGACAATCGACGATTTCAAAAACGGTAAAGTTGAGAAAGCTAATGAAATAACCACTGTGTCTCAAGACGGAGAAGAGCTTGTATTTAAACTGGTTCCAAGCGAAACGGCATTCCTAAATTCAAATGATTATATTGCCGTATACGCTTCAGTCTAAATAATATGGGTTAGAATAATTGTATGAATAGCACTGATAAATTAATGGATGATGATTTGTTTGCAGAATTAGATTCTACAACAACTACAACAACTCCAACAACGAATATAGAAAAACAAGGGGTAATTGTTGGGGAGGCATTGGTAGAAACAGCCGTTGTAACCATAAATGACACTAATAGTTCTACGGTAGTTACTGATGCAACCAATGTGCAACAGCCTGAAAAGAAATCAGAATTGACACTTACTAATTCTGATTTGGCGTTTGCCGACAAAGTATATGAATTGCCGTCTTTAATTGGAAAAAAAGAAGAATATCCGCCTGACTTTTTGGAGATATCCGAGTTAGTATTGGAACGATATAAGAATATGCCTATTCTTAATTTCGATGATTTATATGCGGAATTAAGTAGTCTTTCTGTTAAAGCATCTCCGACTCCAACTTTACAGATATTAAATCTTGAATTGGAAAAAGTTCAGGGGGCAAAGGACAGATTATCAGAAATTTTCAATTCTGTTCTTAGAAATCACACATTTAAGAAGCGTGTTGTCGATATGTTGAGAGATTCTTGGGGCAAATACACTTCTGAGAAGAATGCAGAAGCTAGAAAAGGTGATGCCAACATACGTATCAGCAAATTTGAGTTAGATTTGGCAGAGACAGAAGCGTTGCTAAAAACATGTTTGCATGTATTAAAAAATCTGGATAGTCACCATGATGTGTTGTCTAGAAAGATAACAATAATTCAGTTGCAGTTGAAATTGTATGATCTAGGTAGAGGCAATTCCCTGCCAGATTTCGATTTTGACAAGAATATTCTCGCCTCTTCAGAGGACGATGTTTGGGGTGGTAAACCCAAAAAAGATATAGATAAAACTGCCTCAATTGAGGCAAAAGAACAAACTTGGTGATAACTAGCTAGTTATTATTTAATTTAAATATCAAAAAAGTTCAAAAAAAAGTTAAAAATTTTCTAAATTTCATGTATAATTATTGGGTATGCGGATGGTCTGCATGCAAAGAATAAGGCTCACAAGCTAAATAAAGGAGGCATAATGAGCGAGACAGTAGCAATAAAAGAAGCAGAGATTGGAACTTGGGAAACCGATTTCCCGAGGGATGAGGATAAACAAAGCGGCAATGGCGAAAGAAAAAGAATTGAATGGATGAAATTTACTAAGCCCGGTGATTACACCATACGTTTAGTAGGTAAATACGTTAAATTCCTACGTCATTGGGACCCCTTTGATGATAAGGTGGTAACCCATCCTGATTATAAGGATGCAGATCCAGCATGGAAGGCTGGTTTTTATCCACGTAAAACGTTTGCGGTTCACGTTATTGACAGAGCAGACGGCAAATTGAAGATTCTTGAAAAGGGAGCATCTATTTTCAAATATTTCTCCAGATTCAGAACAATTAATGATGTAGATCCGGGCGGCAAAGATGCCCCTAACTTCACTATTACGGTTGAATGGCCACAGGGCAATAAAAATGCAGCTAAATATACAGTTATGGCTGCACAAAAGCCTGCTCCATTAACTGAACAGGAGAAGGAAATGGTTCGTGATGGCAAGGCTCCTCTCACTAAGATTTATGCGGCAACTCCGCTTGAAAAGATCATAGAGATGTGGGCGGCTATACCTGACAAGAATAAAGTTCCGAAGAAGAGGGACGGCGCTGCCAAGGGCAAAGACGGCGACGAGGCTGAAGTTGGAACAGAAGACGTTCCCGCTGTAGCCGAAGAGTTAGAGGAAAAGATGACGGATTCACCTGCCGATAACGACGAAGATCTCTTCGGATCGACCGACAAAGGTGGCAACGAGTGGTAAAATGATTAATGGTAGTTGTGGGGAAACTCACAACTACCATTTTTTCCATATATCGATATAAAGAAAGGAATTTATTTATGCCAGTTACACCGAAAAAAGATCCCATTCTAGCAGCAATAGCGAATATTGAAAAAACAATGGGAAATAAAGGCGCATCAGTCATAAGAAAATTTGGCGATTATGATGCCAACGAGAAAGTACAAGGCGTGATCTCATATGGGTTTGCTCAAATGGACGCAGCAAGCAATTTAGGTGGATGTCCCAGAGGTAGATTGATAGAGATTTTTGGACAAGAATCAGGCGGCAAATCGTTAATATCTCTTAGATTAATTGCTTCTGCCCAAAAACAGGGCATTCCATGTTGCTTAGTTGATGCAGAAAACTCATTTGATCCTAAATGGGCAGCTAAACAAGGTGTTGATGTAGACAACCTATATATTATTGATGAAGCAATGTCGGCAGAAAAGACATTGGACTATGTCGTTGGTTTGTGTATGTCTAAGGCATTTGGATTAGTAGTTATTGATTCAACTGCTGCCCTTATACCTCAGGTTGAACTTGAAGGTAGTATAGGAAAATCAGATTATGCGCTTTTAGCTAGAGCAATGTCAAAAGGATGCCGAAAAATTGCTCAGGCTTGTGGTGCAACAAATTGCACTTGCGTCTTTCTGAATCAAATTAGAGATAAGATGGGAGTAACATTTGGTGATCCAACAACTACTCCGGGCGGAAGAGCATTAAAATTCTATGCATCCCAAAGAGTAAGAGTTAATCCCGGTGGCAGCATTAACGTCACTGAAGGTGAAAAGAAAACTCCAATTGGATTAAAGAGTTATGTTAAATTCGTCAAAAATAAGGTTGCTCCTCCATTTGGAGAGTGCGAACTACAGATTATATTTGTCGAAACCGCATTGCATCCAGTTGTTAAGCTCTGTAATGAATCAAAAAATTATAAATTGATTGGAACTAGAGATGGCTTATTTCAGATTAAAAAGGATGTTATTGGCGCTAAGAAAAACCTAGATACTGGTGTAAGCAAAATGGTTGAATTAGCCGATTACATTGTTAAGAATAATCTTGTTGATCAGTTGTTAGAGGCATACATTGAGGCCGCTACAGAAGAAAAGGCAGACAAAGATATTCTGGCAATGCGAGATGATCCTAGTTTAATTACATCGCCATTAGATAGTTCAGGAGAAGTAAAGGCAATAGAAGATAGTGAAGCTTCTGTGATTTCTGAACTTGATTCAGAAGATGTAGAAGCAGAAGACGAAGATAATCCCGAGGAATAAGAAATAAATTGCAATCCTGAAGCTTTCTGTTATACTAGTAAGTACGGAAAGGTTCCTCAAGATGTCCCTCATACTCCAAGACTTTTGTTTACAATGTCATAATATTCTTGTTAACGAATCAACGGAAGAAGTTATTGGCGCAAGACAATATCTATATGAACGCAAATTAAATAACAAGACATTTGCTGTTCACAATATAGGATATTGTCCAGAAAATCTTGAGATTCCAAAAGATGTAGCCACATACGGATCTAGAAAAGATAGCGACTACGAAATAGATTACTCACGCTACATAAGAGGAAAAATAATAGTTCCAATCTATGAGGAGTTTGGAGGCGTTATAGGATTTGCCACTAGGAAGCCGACCTTTGAGGAAGGGAATACATGGTGGAATATTCCCTTCTCAAAGGGGAGCAATTTGTTTCTTTTACATAAATCTAAAAAATTTGTATTTGAACAAAATAAGATTTATGTTGTAGAAGGGTATATTGATGCGTTAACTCTGTATCAGAACGGATTAACCAATGTAGTGTGCGTTATGGGAACAGCCCTAACGTTAAGGCATATAGCGCTTATATCTAGATATTGCAATAATGTCTGTCTTTGTTTTGATGTTGACGAGAATAATTCGGGACAAAAGGCGACTTGTATTTCTGTTGCTTTATTGAGAAAATATGATTTTTGCGAAACGTTATCTATTATTCAGGATTTGCCGGTTGGCGAAGATCCATCATCATATGTTGTTCAATTTGGATTGGATTCTTTTCTAAGCAAAGAACGAGATTTAACCGACAAACAAATCAAAGTTATGCTTAAAGAATTGGCGGCAAAGAAAGCCGATAAGGAAAGGATGTATGCTCGATAAGCCTTTTTGTAGGAAGGGTAAATTGACGGAATGTATAGAAAAGATAATATCTGAAGAAATAAAAAGAGGAAATGATGATGCTTTTCACGAAGTATTTTCATCTGGTTCTTTAACACAATGTCCTAGGCGAATAATTTATAGGACGTTCAGTAAAGATAAAAAGTTCCCAGAAGAAACAGATAAAATAAGAATATCTCATATAAACACAAAATCAAAATGGGTAGATATTCTCGCAAGGAATGATAGAGTAACGTTAATAGATAGAGATCTTAAAGCCGCTGATTGTAATTACAATGTCGTTGGCAAAATAGATGCCGTTCTTAAGATCAGAGAAACAAAACTGATTTTTATGGTAAAGCCGGTTAACCAAACGCAATTTAAAGAGATATTATCTAAAGGACCGCCACGCAAAGATATCGTTGAAACAATGGTGAATATGTGGTTGGTTGAAATTTCTCATGGACTTCTTTTTTATGAGGATTCCGATGGAGAATTGGATTATTATCACATAACTCCATGCCTACCAATAATTGATGAAGTAAAAAGAAAATGTCGTCTTCTATTAAGGCACAAAGTCATGGGCAGTATTCCTGCAAGACCATACAATGATCCAAATACAACCGAATGTAATAGTTGTTCATATAAACACAGTTGTTGGTCAGAGGCATAATACAATTTCAGAAAGGAAAAATAAAATGCCAAAAAAAAGTAAAAAAAATAATCAGTATATTGAGCAATCCACCGAAACGAATTTTGACATGGAAATAATAGAGCAAAATGAAGAAACAATAGGAGATGACATGGAAGAAATTACTGCATACGACGAAGGTAAGAAGGTTGTTGATATTCAAGATGAATCAAACAAAAATAAAGTCGCTACTCAAATGCCGGACTTAGGGGTAAACGAAATTATATATATAAATAGAGATCAAGAAGATGCTGATGTTGTTAAATTTCAGCAAACAGGAGATTTGAGACTATTGGAAAAAGTATATAAAAACAGGGTTCCAACATTAAAGACTTGGGCATACCAGCATTTTTATCCGGGACTAACTCCTAGTATCGAAGATCTATTTGAGGAGCTTGCCGTTGTATTTCTTAAAGCCGCCAATAGATATGAACGCAAAAGGGGAGCCTTTAATACTTGTCTATTCACATTCTTATTGAATAGACTGAAAAACCTAAAAAATAGTAAGTATGCAAAAAAACGCATTTCCGAGGAATACGAAGGTCCGCTTAATGGTATGATATTGTCATTGGATTTCGTCTATAATGATAGCGATGGAACGGAAATAACTTTAAAAGACATTATTGCTAGTAAAAATTCTATTAGCGAAGATTCAATTCATAAAGATTCAAGTTTAGCAGAAGCAGTTAAATTGCTAGCCAAAGGAAATCCATTAATACACGAATTCTTGATAAAACTAAGCGAAGGCAATAGTGTTGCTGCCTTGCTCAAGGAATATAGGACTAAGAACGGGACATTGCAAATTAATAAATCTCAAGCTAGTCGCATTTCTAAACGTTTCTGCAAGAATATTGTAAAGAAAATGATTGAGGGTAATATACCTGAAAAAAACTTCACTGTTGTTGATTACAAAGTTAATCCGGATAATAGTTTGAAGTATAGCATTGAACTTAAGAAAACCGAAGAGTCTGATCAGATTCTTCGTTCTTTAAGGGAACTGAAAAGAAACAAGGACTTCTATATGAAGCTCTTGCGGGGGAAAGAGTAAAAATTACTCTTTGAAAAAGGGGAGACAAATATTTGTCTCCCCTTTTTAGTTTAATCTTTGTATTTTTTACCACTTCATGTATAATAGGCGTGTGTTAACACGTATAGCACTATTATAATGATGTTCTAAGAAAGGAATACAGAGATGAGCGAAAACACCGCAGCGAGTAACGTCAACCATGACGATATAATTGAGAAAATAGAGATACAAAGTGGAGAGTCTATTGAAGAATTGGCTTTTCAGCATGATCAAAGCACAAAACATGGAACCATACTTAAAGAACTAAAGGTTTCGGCAGATCCGGAAGGTATATCCCAAGAAGATAGAAAAAGAAATGCCAAAAAACTAGCTGGAGCGATTAGTCACGCCCTAAGACTTAGCGGAGAAATCGATGTAAGGGCATTCGGAAGTGCGGCCATTGGTAAGGCGGCAAAATCACTAGCTATCGCCAAAGGATATATAGCAGATATTGATGAGCTTCAATTAGCCTTTTCTCCAGCTTTCATCACAACTAGAATGGGAGAAAATACCTTGACGGGAATTTGTTTTAAAACTTTTGCAGAAAAAGGAGTTAGAGAATTTGACCTTTCAAAGGTCGCAAGCGTTTTAATGGTAAAAGCCGATCCTAAGGATATCGATCCAGAAGAAAGACGTAGAAAAGTTCGTAAATTAGCTGGAGCCATTAACCACTCTGTTGAAGAGAATAAGAGTTGTCTTGTAAGATGTTTTGGTAACGCCACTATTGCAAAAGCATCTAAGGCGTTGGCAATAGCAAGAGGCTTTACGGCATCAAGGGGGCCAGACCTATATTGTTGGGATGATTTCATTGTTACACAAATGGGCGATCAGGAAAGAACTGGCATCGTGTTCGTAGCCTATTCAAATGATTGGGAATTTTAAGGATCAGTTATGAAAAGAGTAAAATTGCCAAAAGTGACAAAGCAAGAGATATTAGTTGTTAAGGTTGGATCTGGATCAAAATATCATAGACGAAAAAATGATACGTCTAAAAATATTGTAGACCTATAAACTCAATACTATCCTAAAAGAGAGAATGATTTCAACGTCATTCTCTCTTTTGCTTTCTGTATAATAGTCCATATGAAGATAACTGTAATAGCCGATTGTCACCTTAACCGCGCCCTTTATAAGGGAATAGCTGACAAAGATGATCCGTCCCTTTCTTTCCGCACAGCAGATTTCCTAAAGGCTTTTGAATCAATCATAAAGACTAATATTGAAGATATTAAGCCAGATTTAATAGTTATCAACGGAGACGTGTTTGATTCTTTTGATCCCGCAAATAACATTAGGGCATTTCTATATGATCAACTTCGTCAATTAATAGATGCCAAAATACCAGTTATCATATTGGTCGGTAATCATGACGTATGTAGGAAACATCATCCACTTAAACCATTGCTATCTCTTGATTTAAAAACGGTAAAGATAATAGAATCTCCCCGATTAGTTAACTTCAAGAACCATGTATTAATGATATTCCCATACTCTATGGAGGTTGAACAGGGCAAAGTAGAATTGCGCGAACAATTTTTAGAGTTTGTTGAATCATCAAAGAAAAAGATTAAGGAAGAAGGTTTAAACAAGGAAATATTGTTTTTTGGACATTTCCCAGTTAAAGGTGCAAAAATAAATACATATTCTTCCGCAGAAGATCCAACAGTACGAAAATCATTTTATAATAAGAGCGGCAAAGATATATCGCTAGCAGATTTAGATACTATTGGAGCAAAATATGTTTTTCTTGGTGATTTTCACCAATTTCAGATACTTGAAACAAAAAAATGTATTGCCATGTATTCAGGAAGTATCGAGAAAACCGATATGTCTGAAATAGATCAGCGCAAGGGATTTGTTGTATATGATGACGAAGCCGAAGAAATTCCTGAGTTGGGGAAATGCAGATTTATAGAGTATGGCGCATGTAGACCAATGATAGACCTAAGAGGAACTTCAGATGACATAATTAAATCTTTAGATAAGTTACATGGGAAGATGAAGGGGGCTATAGTAAAAATATCTTTTATTGGTGACGAAAAACAGTTAGAAGAGTTCTCTTTAAAACTGGACAGCATAAAAACTCAGATTAATCGAAAAATACAGCCAGTACATATGTTTCATGAGCAAAAGGTGACTGATGAAGAACAAGAAAAAGAGGCTGCAAGAATCGAAGAAGAGATATTAGAGCATGGTCATGCCAGCGAGCAGGATGTAACCGAAGCTGTATCTGAAATGATTAAAGAGAAAGAAAAAGATGTGGAAGAGCAAAATATATTGATAGCAATGGCATCGGAGATATACAAAGAAACAATGGAGGAAAAATAATGCAAACATTTGCTATTAAAATGCATAATTTTATGCGCTTTGGAGAGGAAAATAACTCCATTCTGTTTGATTTGACCCAAGAACAGAAAAAAGACATAAAAGATGGCGTAACAACCATGGACGCCTTATACGATGAATTTAAGAAAGATCCTCTTGGTCATGTCAGAAGGGCAAAGAAGCGCGGAGTTACTAATCCAATTGGAATAAAGGGCATTATAGACGGAAATTCGAGCATGTCTAATGGAGCAGGCAAGAGTACAATCCTAGAAGCTATCTGTTTTGTCCGTTATGATAGAATTATCAGAAAAACAGCCAATAATGACAAGATTGAAAAGGCTGGCACTTCTGTTGTTCGAAAAATTAATGGCAAATACCCCGCCGACCTTAAAGAATCATATGTTGAAGAGTTTTTAGAAGTAGGCGGTAAAGTTTATAGAATCAAAAGAGGTCGCACCTTTTCTAAGGGACACAAAAGCCATTCTCCTATCTTGGAGTTTGAGTGTATAGGATCAGAAATTGTCGAAAGCTTATCAAGTCATAGAACCGGCGACACAAAGGTGGCTATAGAAGAAGTTATAACAACAGATTACGACTTATTTGTTAATAGCCAAATGTTTGGTCAAAATGATGCTGGAAAAATATTGATAGGCACTGACAAAATACGTAAAGAAATGTTAATAAGCCTATTGCACCTAGAAAATGTTGTTCAAGGTTGTCTTGAAAAAATACGCAATAAGAAAAACGATCAACAAAAGAAGGTTGATGGAATTAAGATCAACATTGATATTCTAGAAAAGAATGTTATTGAGACATTAAAGCCGTATTTGTCAGATGCAGAAAAAGTAAAGGCAGAACAGGGATTTTCCCCAGAGTATCCCAAAATGCTATTGCATGAAATTGAAAAGCAAAAATGTCTTGCTGAAGACAATAGTAGGCTTACTAAAGAAAAGATTGCTTCTATACAAGTAAAACTAGATTCACTTCTTAAGTCTGAAAAGGTTGCCATCATAGACAAGATTAAAGAGGAAGGGCAAACCGTAAGGAAACTGCGTGATTCTAAGGAAAAACAGAAAAACGATCAGCTTGCGGAATGGGAAAAGATAAAGCAAGACAATAAGAGGTCGTTACTGGAGAAAAAAGCCGAAAAATTGAAACGTCAATCTAAGATTGACGAATTGCAGAAAAAGGTAGACCAAAAAACAAAAGACATAGCTGACTTCAAAGAAGAAGAGTTAAAATTAAAACTTGAAAAATGTAGAACAGCCATGGCGCTCAAGTCATCCACTGAACTTGAGATGGAAAACGCAAGACGAGATAGGGACAAGATTCTTGAGTCAATAACTGGATTGCAGGTTGTAATACATCAACACGAAACCGAGATATTAAGGCTTAAAAGGCAGATAGAGGATGTTAAGGGAGATAATTTTGTTTGTAGAGAATGCAAAAGCACAGTTAACCGTCAGCACATTATAGATAAGATCAACGAAGCAGAAGCGCAAAAGAAGGATGGTCAATTGGCTCTTGCTGTAATCATGCCGCAAAAAGCCGAAGTCGTATCAAAGATAGATGGTTTAGAGGCGAAGTCTCAAAAGATAAACCAGTATGCATTAGCCGAAAAGGAGATTCAGAACAAATTCAAGACAAATGAGCAAGACAGGAAAGATCTAAATGATATATCATCGATTTTGAATGACAGCATAGAATTTATGAAGACCTTAATTGGTGATATAGAATCATTGGAAACCAAATCCCAAGAATATGATAAAAAATGTCAAGACATTGAATCCGCCTTCAAAACGGAAACGGCAGAACTTGACCAACAGTTGCTCGTTTTAACCGAAAAATTCAAAAATGCAAAGAAGAATGCAGAAACCATTTTATTGGAAGCAGAAAATGTCAAGAAGGAAAAAGAAGAGATGGACAAGCTCTATATGTCTTTAGTTAAAAAGATTGGCGAATTGTCCAAGGAAATTGAATATCAATCTAAACAAAAGGAAAATATAGAAATTAAGAGCGCAGCCCTAGTTAGCGAAACTAAGGCACTCAACAGAATACTATTGTTGGAAGACATTTACGGCTTAGACGGTGTTCAAACCAAAATAATTAAGAAATATTTACCATTACTTAATGTATATATAAAAGAATACCTTGATATTTTGAGTCATGGGAAAATGTCTGTGAAATTTGAGATTAATGATAGGTTGAAAGTTGATTTGCGGATAACAGGAGCAACAGCCGAGAGTTTTGATTTATTAAGTGGAGGAGAGAAGATGGTTGCGCGACTTGGTGTCGATATAGCTTTAACGCTATTATCCTTTTCAAGATCATCGCAAAAACCCGAAATGATTTGTTTAGACGAAATATTTGGTCCATTGGATGCATCAAACACATCTGGTGTATTTAGGGTGTTGCAAAAGTTAAAAGAGAAGTTTGAGAGAGTAATAATTATTAGTCATCGTCCGGAGATACAAGGTTTAAGCGACAATAATATTATTGTTGAAAAAGATTCATCTGCCAATGGAATTAGTATAATAAGGGGATGGGAGAACTAAAATGAGTAAAAAACAAACATTTAGAACAAAATCGATAAAGAAGAAGACAAAAGTGGCTAGAAGGACTAATCTTAGCTCCGCGCTACAAAGCATTTATGAGGATAAGGTTAACATGGAAACAACATGTAACCATAGATGCGAATGCTGTGAAGTGGCTATGCCCCAATTGCATTACTCCGAATTCCTTAATATAATTTCATCCTTATGGAAGACTTGGAGCAACGAAGCAAAAGTAGAGTTGATCTGTTCGAGTATAGAATACTTTTTCAGATATGAGTATGAAAAATTTGGCAAAGGGTCTCTAATTAAGCCATGTTTACTTCTAGATCCAGTAACAAAACTGTGCAAGGTTTATAAAAACAGACCATTAAATTGCAGATTGTACGGATTGTGGCCAAATGATCTTTATGATGCTAGAGTTGAAAAATTTGCCAAAGCCTATGAAAAACATGGACTTAAGAAAGAGGACTTGCCATTGCATAAACAGTGTCCTTTTGTTAAGAGGGTAGACGATACCGTTCCTATTACAGAAGAGAAAATTAATGAGCTTTTCAGAGATTTAGATAAGTTGGATAAGGCCGTTGGAGGATTCTCTGATTTGCAGATCGAACAGAAGGAAAATTATAGGGCGTTTCATGACTGGTTGCTACTTAAAGTATTTGGTGAAGAGTGGTTGTCCATGTTGACCAATTTCATATTGGCGGCAACCAAAGAGCAGGCAGAAGACCAAATAAAGCAACTCAAAGATGCTGCGCGTAAAAAGTTTTCGCTTGCTATGCCAGATATGAAGGAGTAATATGCCAGTCAAAAAGAAAATAAGAGTTATTCAAGCTAAATATATTGAAGAAGCCGACAGTATCCTTATCGTAGGAGAATGTGATAAAGGGAGATTGCGACATCAAATCCATAGTTCTTGTTTTACTTTTGAAGGACGAGATAAAAAGAAAGAAATGGAAAAAACAGCCGCTATGATGATCGGCAAAAATATAGATATGGTTTTTGATCCGCAATTAAAAGATAAAATCAAAGATCATTATCCATTAAAATATTAATTGCAAATATCTTAAAAGGGGTTATCATATGAAATACGAGCCGTTAGAGATAATACTGATTATAGACAAGAAAGAGCATTGTAATAAATGTAAATCTATGCAAACAATGCTGAAATTACTTCAGGCCGCATTTTATAGTTCAACTGAGTTAATCATTAGGGAAATACATTGGGAAGAAGATGAGGCAATAGATTTAGGAATTAAATATGATTTGCATGAATATCCTGCTTGCATAATAGGTGGAGACGTATACAGCGGAGAAAGTTATACATGGCAAGAGTTAGAGAAATCTATCGATAACGCTAGGAAACAGGTAAAATGATCAATAAACCTTCAGTTCTTTTTACAACATTTTGGGATGCTGATCGTTTAGCAAAAAATGGCTATTTTCTTTACAAAAAAGATGCTACAACGTATTATCGTGTAAAATTAGATATACAAGATGGTAAGCCATATAACTTTGAGGTTAATGCCATATCGCTTGGAATACCCAATCCACAAAAAACACCGTTTTTAACCGGTCTGAAAGTTCCTTTTAAAAGGAAATATTTTTTTGCTCCAACATATGAGTCTTTATCTAAATACAAGGAAGATAATAATTGGGAAGCTTTTCGTCTCAGACTAAAAGACAGCTTGAAAAGAAATGCAGAAGAAGTAAGAAAATGGATATGTTCTTTGGAAAACAATAAGCTGTATATAATGTGCTGTTGGGAAAACACAAAGATGGGAGAAGAATTTTGTCATAGAAAAATAGTTTATGATGCATTAACGCGGTCAGCATCTATGTCCGACAAAGCCATTTTTATGTATCGTCATGGACATGAAGCTGTTTCTAACGATTTTGTTCCTCCTAGTTTTGCTTCATTGGCTGTGGCGTCCTCAACGCATCCATTTTTTCAGCAAAATGAGCAAAATGAGCAGGAGCAACCTATAAGTTTTTTGCAAGAATCTGAAGGGACATATTTTGGCGCATGGATTGATGCTATAGGGTCTGGTTTGCAAAGTTTTGCAAATGGAAGCGGAAGCGGAAGCGGAAGCGGGAGCGGGAGCGGGAGCGGGAGCGGGAGCGGGGGGAGTTAATATTATGATAACAATTAGATCTTTTAATAAAAGTTGTGAAATAGGAGTCGATAGTTTCTCACCAACAGTATTCGTTGATAATTGTAATTATTCATGTGATTATTGTATGAACGCAAAATTAGTTCGACGTGAAGTTAAACAACAAATAGACATAAAAGATGTTAAAAAATTTGTAGAAGAAAATAAATGCAAATTAATTATAATTAGCGGTGGAGAGCCATTATTACAAAGCGTGGATGACTTATCGGGATTTATACAAGAGTTTAATTCTATTGGTTGTGGAGTAGGAATATGTACAAATGGTTACTGGGTTTTGAAATTGGAAAAACTAATTGATAAACTAAATTATGTTGCCATGGATTTAAAAACCGATCCAACTAGATACACTACATTAACAAAGCAGCCAAACGCCTATAATAATGTTCTTCATTGTGCCGATATATTGTTTAAAAATAGAGACACACTAAGATGGAATAGAGAACTTTTTGACTATGAAATAAGAACAACCCTTTATCCTCCGCTTGTAGACGAGGAATCGGTCAGAAAAATGTCATTGGCCATTTATCGAGGAGAAAAATGGGTGTGGCAAAATTATCGTCCTACTCCGCATATGTTAAACCCATCCGTTGCAGAACTAGTTAAGCCATATAGTCAAGAAAAAATAGAAGAATTAAAAAAGATAGCCGAAGGAGAAGGACATCATATAATTATGAGGGACGTTTAAATGAGACCGATAATTTTAGATCAAGATATACTAAAGCAGAAATCAGAACCGGTCTTAAATGCCAAAGAGGCAACCGAACTCATGGTGGAATTAAATGAGGCTATTAAAGACATTAATAATGTGGCAGGATTGTCAGCTATTCAAATAGGTATACCAAAAAGGATAGCTATAATAACAATTAATGGTACATTTTTCTTAATAAACCCAACGGTTGTCGAGGAAGAAGACATATTTATATTTAACGGAGAAGGGTGTTTATCTTTTCCAGATCTTTTTGTTAAAACAAAAAGATTCCGTCACTATGTTATAAATAACAATACACTTGACAATGGTGTTCTTTTCGAACAAGAGTTATACTTCTATTATGATCAGAGCCGTCCGCATATGGCCGTTGAAGCAATAGCTGTTCAGCATGAGATTGATCACATGAACGGGATAGTCCTTCCTGAAAAGAAGTGGGATTCTTCTTTAATTGGCAGGAATGATCCTTGTCCGTGTGGAGCCAAGGACTCAAATAATAAAGGCATTAAATTCAAAAAGTGTTGCGGAAAATTACTCGAAGTGAGAAACCCACTCCAATAATTGCCTTAATAGGTCGTCTAATCTTTGAACAAGTTCTCTATTGTCTGTTTTTAGACTTTCAATGGACGATTGATGGGCGTCTGTTCTAGTAGTTAAAACAGAAAGTTTGTTTTTGTGATCAGAAACTTCTTCTTTTATCTTATCTATTCTTATAAAGTTTTCTTCGGTTTTTTGGTCTACCCCTTTAATATATTTGGAGTTACGCAAATCTTCTTCTTTTACGTGACCAGAGAAAATCTTAATGAGAGTAGCCATAGTGGTTAGACAAATTGTAAATATAGATATAATAAATGTCCAATTAATGGCTGCTACTGGAATCGCAGATTGAGATAAGGCTTGTACTATATTAGTCATTTATTCTCCGCTAGTGATTTGATACAATTTCTGATCTGAATTATATTTTGCTTTATTTTGTCCTTCTGCTTTTGTTTTTCAATATATTTTATAAGTTCTTCTCTTTTTTTATCCGATATATTCCTGATAATGCAAAATATTTTTGTTTTTCCATTTGTGAATGCGCTAGCAGTTATGTCAACCCATATGGACGTGTTCCCCCTTGATTTTAATGGTATAGTCAATTCTATTGGTTTTGCGTTATTTGACTGCTCTATCGTGCCAATACAACACGAGTTTAAACTGCAAATAGCGTGTTCGCACTGTTTATCATTATCCATGAATATTTTCCATATTGGAAGGTGATTTAAATATTCTTTAGAAAATCCAGTTAATTTGCAGAATATGTCATTCGATTCAATTATTTCTAGCGATTCATTTAATATTAAATACGATGTTTCTGTTCTTTCAATTAGATTTTTATATTTTTCATTTAAATTACTAATTTTTGCCTCAGCCTCCTTAATGGCCGTTATATCTAGTAAAGAAACCAGCACGCTAGAATAGTCATTGTCATGAATATCCCATTTTAGTACAAAATATAGCAATCTGCCGTCTAGAGTTTTATTGACCCCATCATCTTCAAAAGATGTCTTGTTTTTAGCGAGCGCAATCATTTGTTTTTTGAAACATATCATGCTTTCATGGCAGAATATACTTTCTAGATGCAATAATTCCTCAATATTTTTTACCCCAAACAAATCCATGGTTTTCTTGTTAATCCTAAGTATTTTCACAGATCTAATTAGGGTTGCAAGAAGGTTGTCGTCAGAGTCAATTGCTTCTATAAATTTATTAAGTCCTAATTTCTTGACATAATTATCAACCAATTCTTTGGTTTTTGTATAATCTTCTTCCCATAATGATATTGGGGCGTGATTGAAGATTCTTTCGCATCTAGTATTGCATTTAGTATTAGCCATATCGACCTCTCGCTAATATTTCTTTCTTAATTCTGTTAAATCCTACTTATGATAAATATTGTTAGTTTTACTGTATAATATTGAAGAACTGCGGCTGAAAAGAGATATTGGAAAGGCAAAATGAAACTATTTATTGTAGAGAGTCCTAGCAAATGCAAATACCTAAGGGAATATTTAGGTGATGGATGGAAGGTTACGCCATCTGTTGGGCATATTAGGAGCATACCCAGAAAAGGCATGAATATTGATATCAAAGGGGGTTTTGTTCCTGTATTTGAAATCACAGCAGACAAGAAGAAAGTGGTCAAGGATCTTAAAGAACTAGCGGAAGAAGCAGATGAAATAATTCTGGCAACCGACCCAGATAGAGAGGGGGAAGCTATTTCTTGGCATATTTATGATATTCTTAATGCTTCTTGCAAGAAGAAATGTTCAAGGGTTACTTTTGATGAAATTACAAAGGCGGCAGTAACAAAAGCCCTTAAGGGTAAAAGAGAAATAGACATGAATCTTGTCAACGCCCAAAAGGCAAGACAAGTTCTGGATAGACTTATAGGTTATAAAATATCTCCAATGCTGTGGTTTACAGTAGGAACAGGAACCTCAGCAGGAAGAGTTCAATCAATCGCTCTTAAAATTATCGGAGAACGAGAACTAGAGATACAAGCATTTAAACCACAAGATTTTTGGCGCATAGAAGCACTTTTGAATGGCAAAGAAGGGGAATTTTGGGCAAAAGTAGTCACCAAAGACAAGGATAATCGCTATTTTGATGAAAAAGTATCCCTTGATGATCTAGAAAAGTTAAAAAAAGATTCATATATCGTTGACGGCATAGAACAAGAAGAGAAGTCGGTAAAACCCCAACCACCATTTGATACGGCATCATTACAATCTGCATGCGGATCACTTTTTGGATGGTCAGTTAAGAAGACTGCCACAATATCTCAATCTTTATATGAACAGGGCAAAATAACATATATTAGGACGGATTCTTACCATATTTCACAAGAAGCGGTTGATGAAGTCAGAGATCTTATTAAGAAGGCGGGTTCAGCAGAATATTTACCGAAAGTTGCTAATGTATATCATAAGAAGTCAAAATCGGCATCCCAAGAAGCCCATGAGTGCATACGCCCAACAAAAATAGAGAATAAAGGAGATGATATATCTGATTCAGATGCAGAAAAACTCTATAAACTTATTAGGGCACGCTTCATAGCATGTCAAATGACTCCAATGATTGTAGATACCGTTGTATACAATATTAAAGCAAGCTCTGGACATGGATTAATCGCAAGAGGACAAGCTGTGAAGTTTGATGGATGGTCAAAAGTTTACAAGTATTCAACAACAAAAGAAGAGATTCTTCCAAAAGTCACTAAAGGCGAAAAGTTAAATCTTAAAGACATTAGTAGAACGAAGCATGCCACTCAGCCGCCATCAAGATATAGCGAGCCAAGTTTAATAAAAAAAATGGAGGCTGAAGGAGTTGGTAGACCATCAACCTATGCGTCAATCATGGAAAGCATCCAAAAACGAGGATATGTTGAAAAAATAGCAAAAAAAGGTGCCCTGCAAGCAACAGAACTCGGATTAAAAGTTTATAACTACTTACAGCCAAATTTCAAGGATTTCTTCATGGATATTGGTTTTACTGCGTCCATGGAAGATAGCCTTGATGAAATTGCAAGTGGCAAGAAACAATTCATAGATGTTGTCAAGAATGTTTATGACATTATGCTTGAGGAAATTAATAAGGCGCGAGCGTCATCTCCAACCAAACGCGAATTAGACACTACTGGAGAAAAGTGCTCTGTTTGTAAAACCGGTATGATTTTAGAGAGGCATGGTAAGTTTGGAAACTTTTTCGCGTGCGACCAATATCCAACTTGTAAGACTGTATTCATTAAAGGTGAAGACGGCAAGTTCTCGGTTAAAGAGAAAAAGACATCAACAGCTAAAGAAACTGGAGAAAAATGTCCTGTTTGCAAAAAGGGGAAAATTGTTAGTAGAAATGGAGCATATGGGGAATTCTTCTCATGTAACAATTACCCATCTTGTAAAACAATTTTTGAAGAAAATGGTGGAGAGTATACTGTCAAAAAGAAGTCTTATAGTAAAGGCTCTTATAAAAAGAAGGACTCCATAGAGGAAGATGCAGAAGTAAGCGTTGATGGCGAATCCGAAGAATAATATAGGAAGCATTATATAAATATAAGAATATAGTGATATCACAATCTTAAGGATCAATCCAGAGACATTAATATGGACGATTTTATACCACCCGGATTTACAGGAGTTTTAACATTTGGAAACCAAAAAATAAGGTGTACTGATTTTTCTGTAAATCCAGACCAACAACCGTTGTTTTATAAACATATCATAGGGTTAAGAGACTCCATACCAGTTAATAACTCGGCCAAAGAAGACATTGGAACAATAAATACGCAACGTGGACTATGGAGACCATCTGTTAAATTGGCTAGGGCGTCCTTTAGTTACCCGGTTACAGATATAACGGGAATACCAGTATTTAATGCCGCAAAAACTGGAGACGACATTGATGCCATTTTTACATTTGACTGTTTTCCGTTGACATATGCCATATCCGAATGTAAAATGGCATCATTTGGATTACGAGTTACAGCAGGAGATATTTTAACGGTATCTTCAGAGATAGTAGGTAGGGTATTATCTGACAGCGGCACATATGACGACTACAGGACGGAAGAAAAACTTATTACATGGGATGAATGTCGAATACAGATTAATAATTTTGACGCCCCAATTTTATCATTTGAATTATCTATCACTAATGAAGTTATGCCAATTTATACTAGCGGGCAGAACAATATTGACTTATTCCCTTTGAAATTACGTATCGGTATTCAAGAAGTAAGTGGATCAATAAGTTTTTATACAAAGGGTTCTCAGGGCAAGAATTTGGAATGGCTAACTGCCCAAACAACTCCAGTAATGATAAGTTTTGATGGAGGAGGTTTGTCAATTGACATTAATGCTGTATTTAATCCAGTTTCTAGGGTTGGTAGTGTAACTCCAGTTATATCAACAATAACCTTTACTGGTATCGGGAAAGCTTTAGGCCCCAGAGAATGAAAAAGAAAACAATTATAGGATTGATAGGCGACGATAAGCTAAAATCAGAAGTGATAGAGTTTCTCGTAAAGGAAGGTTTCTGGGCTGTTAGCATTATGGATAAAGTTAGGGAATTGTCTAAATTATTGATGAAGAACTATGACTATTCCGAAAACGATTTAGCTTTAGTGCGGTTAAAGGGATACTCAGTACATAAATTATATTGGATTAATTTAGTATTGGCCTCAGTACCTAATAATAAAGTTTTTGTTGTTATCAAGGATATCGATGAAAAAGACGCTATTCATAATGTAATAGACATTTATTATGTTGGAGAAGGTCAATATGGAGATGGTACATCTAATCATGTAATTCGTTCATCTGATCAAATAGAAGTAAAATTGAAAAATATTTTGCCATCGAAAAAGAATCAAAGTTAAAATTGCTTTTACCATTCTTTCTGCTATAATTATAAAATCAAGATATTACTACGTCAATGTATAATGAAGAAGTGGAGATACTATGTCGAAAAATTCCCTATATTTGAAATACCGTCCCGCACAGTTAGAAGAAGTTGTCGGACATAAATTTATTATGGCTACATTTAAACAAGCATCAATACAAAACAAGTTTGCCCATGCATATTTGTTAACTGGGGTAAAAGGCAGTGGGAAAACAACGACAGCACGTATTTTAGCAAATCTAATGACATGTTTAGCCCCAAAAGATGGTAAAACTTGTGGAAAGTGTATATCATGTACAACCGTGCCATCTGGATTTGCGCCTGATGTTGTCGAATTAGATGGAGCGGCAAACGGAAACATAGAAAATGTGCAAGGATTAATAGAGGGCGCTCAATGGCATCCAAGCGCATTGGCAAGGACAGTCTATATCATCGATGAATGTCATCAATTAAGTTCTAAAGCAATATCGGCTTTATTGAAAATTGTAGAAGAACCACCAGAACATTTAGTTTTCATTTTTTGTACAACTGAGCCAGAAAAAATACCTGATACAATTTTATCAAGAGCACAACGTTTTAAGTTTAGGCGTATCCCAGTAAAAGATATAGTTGGAAGATTACGCTATATAGCTGATAAAGAGAAAATAAATGTTGATGATGCCGCTCTATATCTTATGGCCAAGATAAGTAGGGGCTGTATGCGTGATGCTATTGTGCCATTGGAACAAATTTCAACATTAGTCGTTGACAAAGCGATTACGGAGGCTCAAGTAGTTAAATATTTTGGGTTGCCTGACCGTCAAGCGGTTATGTCGATGGCTCAGTCTATTGTTAAGGGGGATATATCTTTATTAATGGATCAGGTTAATGATATGGTGGTAGCATCTGCCGATCCAAAGGATATTGCCTATGAGATTTCAGAATTATTTAGATCTATGATGTTGTTGAAGTCTCAGGGAGGCAATTCCGATTTGGTTGAGTTGCCGGATCATGAAATTAATCAATTGAAAGAGGTTTTGGGTGGACTGAATATGGGACAACTTGTGCGATTGTCTCATATTTTTTCTACCTTGAAAAAAGAGTTGTCATATAGCATAAACGAAAGGTGGGTTTTGGAATCTGCCCTAATTCAAGGCGTAGCAATACTTCGTAAACAAGATAGTAAGTAATTTTCAATGTTGGGTAATTCTTGAATCCCCTAAAAGAGAGGGGTAAAGAATGGCTCATAAAAGAGTTCACAATAAGAGTAAGAGTTCAAAAAAATCAAAAGCGGTAGTAGTTCCTGTTGTTTTAGAAGATATATTGCTAGAGCAGATGGGGCCAATTGAATCTGTAGACGTTGATGAAGCTATTTTGGATTCATTGGATTCAGTTGATATAATTGAAGAGGAAATAGAGCATTCGGATAATATTGATGAAACCATAGAGTCTGTTAAACCTATTCGTAGAGCGGCTGTTGAGGATATATTATTTAAACTACCATGTGTCTCAAATCCTTTGATTGGGACTCCTAAACAGGTTCAAGATGAACTGGATAACATGGTAATAAAGATACAAAACAGACCAAACTCTAAGAAGAGTTGTGCCATGTTTGACAGAATTCACTTATATATGCATGGATATCTCATTAATATCGTTCTAAGACAATTTCCATACATAAAAGGTATGCAAACTGTAGACATATATCAGCAATCACTTTTGGCATTATGGCAAAAAGCTATACCCAATTTTAAAATGGGGAAGGGCATGAGTTTTCTTAATTTTGCCAAAATGTGCATTAGAAGGCATTTGATAACTATCTTGAATGCTTCAATAACCAGATTGAAGGATCAATCTATTAATAGGGCGGTATCCTTGGATAGCTCTCCAACATCTAATGAATCCGAAGACGATTCTAATAATACTTTCTCAAATATAATACCAGATCCACTAGCTTCTGCCGATAAATTAACAGAAGAGAAAGAAGCTTTAAATGTTACAAAAAGAACACTGACAGATTCGCTTTCTGATTTTGAGCAGGTTGTTGTCGAGGAGTATCTAACTGGAGCGTCATATCGAGAAATTGCCAAAAACATCAGTAGAAGGACAAATAAAAGATGTGTTCCCAAATCTGTAGATAATGCCCTGCTGAGAATAAGGAAGAAAGCAATTTCTCTTAAAAAACAATGCCGCATCGATCAAATACCCATTTTTATTTCGTAGTTATCAAGCCTTGTTTACTGTATAATAGTTAACGTTGTAAAGTCGAAGAGTAAAATATAAGGAGAAACGCAATGAAGTTCATTATCGATCAAAAAACATTTCTACAGGCTCTTGAAAAAGGGGCTATGGCCGCATTGTCTGAAGAAGCACAAGCCGAACTTAATAATGCTGCCCCAATCATAAAGTCCGTTAAAATAAGCTTAATGGATGACAAGATGATATTGGAATCTGGATGCAAATCAATGGTATCAAGGTATATTTTGGATTATGCAGCCGATGGTTCTGTGTGTCTTGAAAAAGGACATGTTTTGGTTCCTGCCAAAGATCTAATAGATTGGGTTTCAAAACAGAGTGATTCCAAGATTAGACTAACCTTGCAAAAGTTTGCCGTTGTAAAGATGATAGCGCCTGACGGTGCAGACATGGACAATAACGCCTCAGACAAAAACTCTGTTAAACAAATTGGAACAATAGAAATCGTCTCTGTTGATGCAACAAAGACAGGAAATAAGTGGTCATTGGATTGTTATGATCCCGATCAATTTAATACAGTTGATTTTGATTGTATCCCATCCCCGTTATTTAACGCCGATGTAATACAATTAAGAGAAGGTGTTAAAAACATTGCCTTTGCCGCCGCCCCTAAAGATAGTTATCATGTTTATAACAGCATAAAGTTCCAAACACACAAAAATGATGTGTATATGGGAGCAACTGATAAAGCAAGATGCGCACTGTATAAACTTGAGGCTGGTAAAGTTGATTTTTCAGAAAAGAAGAATGGGATACTTGTTCTAGCCAAATTCCTTAACGATATCATTAGTCGCGCTGACGCAACCGAACCTCTATCATTCTCTTACGATAGCAAGGGGCATAAAATATTCATATATCAGAAGAATTTTTACGTTAGATTGGTTACGGCAGATGTTAAAGCAGAAACCAAATTCAGTAACTTGTCCATGCTCATTGATAAGCAATATAATCCTTTCTGTAAAGCTCATGCGGGTGGTTTGGCAAGCCGTTTGATTACGGTTTCAATGGTTAATAAACTAAGCTCCGAATTTACTTTCAAGAAAAGCGATAAAGGTTCATTCTTGAGAATATATGCCGTTTCTGAAAGCGGCAAGTCTCCATTGACATCTACTCTTCCAGTCACGACATTGAGAGAAGAGGGAGTTGTTAAATTAGGAACACAGCATTTATTAGACATTCTTAAGGTTCTCAAAGACGAAGAAATGTCTATTGATATGCCTGATGGACTTAAGGGAAGTATAAGGGTTGTAAGCACAGATGACCCTCGGTTGCAATATTTCTTGATGACATTGGAATCCCCCAAGGGTACTAGCACACCTGTCTCTGCTACAGCAACCGCCTAATAGGAATCTATTATATGGCAAATGATCTACCATCCCCAATATTAATTTTTGGAGATCCGTATCTTGGCAAAAACAATGTACGCGATGCCAAAAACAAATATGGAAGCTATAGTTGGGAAGTAATTGAGATGGAAAAGTCATCTCCAGAGGAAATTCGTTTTCAAGCCTCCTTTCTAGGGTTTGGGGTTGATAAAAAGATAGTTTTGATTCAAGATTTGCCAAATAACAAAGAAACGCGGGAATTCTTAATCAGGATATCAACCGAAGCAGCAAAAGGCGTAACTATCATAATATGGGATTCGACCAACAATATAAAAGTAGACCCCAAAACCAAAACTTTTGGCAAATTGTGGGGAGACTTTGTGAAGCGTATCAAAGAAATCCCCGGAAGTAAAGTCATCAATAATGGAGAAGAATTCACTGAGAAACATGACAAAGATAGTGCGGCTTATGTACAAAACGCCTTTGAAAAAAGAGGCAAAAGCATAAGCTATGATACTGCAATATTAATGGTTGGTATTGTGGGAAGGAACAAGGGGCTACTATCTTCAGAAGTTGAAAGGTTATCTATTGTTTCACCTAGCAAGATTACAGATGAATTCATTATAGAAAATGCCTATCCTTCTTCAAAGGAGGCTGTTTTGTGGAAATTTGGAAATATTCTTGATAGTTGTTCATATAGCAAATCATTAGAGATGGTTGAGCAGTTTATGGAAGCTGGAGTTAACGTTAATGTTTTAGCTGAAATAATGGCTAAAAAGGCTCGTTGGCAATTAGCGGCTACGTCTTTGTGGCATCAAGGTATGTCTTGGTATGAAGTGGAGAATAAATTGGTTGAAATGGGAAGATTTCCGTCTCATTTATGGCATAGTAACGATTTAACTCCAGTTCAAAAGAAAAAGAAAGCAGAAGAGTTCGATACTTTAGATAAAATGGTTGATTATCTATCCAAAGATAGGGGAATACCGTCTCATTATTTTAGGCTTGCAGAGAAGAAAAAAACATCTGAAGTTTTACCTTTACCCTTTTTAGCAAAACAGATAACGCAATTTGTACAAGAACAAATTATTAGAACTAATCAGAAAGAGATTCCATCCACGGAATTAAATGATAGAGTATTTAATAGGGCGATTAGGGTATATTTAAGGGTTATAGATGGATTAAAAGAGATACGTTATAATATAGAAAATACTTCGGAAGTATATGATATGATAATGGTAATGGTGGACAGGAGAATATAATGGAAAATGAAATATATTCCTTAGACAGTTTAACGGAGGTTTCTGTTTCGTGGAATAATAAAGGTTGTGAGGCATGGGCAACAGTTGTTTTGCGTGACGAAACTGCCAAAATCATGGGCGGATTAGGATGTCTAGGATCTCTCAATGAAGGTATGATAGTTAAATATAAGGATGGTTTATTCAAGATAGTTGATATAAAAAGAGATTCTAAATTGGTTAAATTGTTTGGCGTATTCTCGGAAAAGTATAAAAATGGAGAACAATTGATTATCGAATCTTCGTCTGGCATTGAAGATCCGGACACGATATTGAGTTTGGCATTATGATATGAAAGATGTTTGGATGATATTTGAAGTATGTTATGGGCATTACAAAACAATATAGTTGCACCTAACAGGTATATGCAGTTGATCTCTGCTTGCGAGAAACTTAACATACCATATGTTAAATTCAGGGCATATCCAGATGGTAACACAAACTTGTCAAATCCGACTTATCCAAAAATACCAACCATTCGAAGCGATATACCAGTAATTTTTTGTGCAACAACATTTGCCATACGTAGAGTTTACGAGTCTAAAAAGTGGTATCCCGGAACCTATTTTAACCCAGACACATTTATATACACGGAATATAATAAGAACTACGGTGATATGATGATTAATTTCGATAGCGAAATAATGACTATTGGAGATTTGAAGAAATCAGATAGACCAATGAACCAAAAGTATTTCATACGTCCTATTAAAGACCTTAAAGAGTTTACTGGACTAGTAATAGAATTTAGAGAAATAAAAGAATGGGACTTAGAAAACGATAAAGCGAAAGACTATGCAACCCTAGATACAGAAATAATAGTTTCAAATCCAGTTAGCATAACCAAAGAGTGGAGACTGTTCATAGTAAAAGATTTTGATGTTATTAAAGTGGTATCAGGAAGTCAGTATATACAAGATCATAAATTTCATATCGATATAATTGTGCCCAATAATGTTTTGGAGTTTGCGCTTACGGCTGCTAGAAAATGGACGCCTGCTCCAGTTTTCGTTATGGATATTGCCGAAATAGACGGTAAAGACTTAAAAATAATTGAGTGTAATTGTTTTAATTGTTCAGGGTTCTATGGTGCAAATGTGGAAAAAATTGTAGGAACAGTAGATAATATGAGGATTTAATGAAAAACATGATAACAAAGACATATGAGATAACTGCAACAGAAGATGTGATTAAACGGTTTGAAAGGTTTTTAGCATTTATGCATTTTAACGGTGGGCACTCTGCAACATTTGGCATGCCTTTTGATGGAGATGGGGCAGATATTCTTAAAGTAAATCCTCCTCCTCCTTTGGTTAAGTCAGAAGGGAAAGAATCTGACCATAATATGGTTGCTGGATGTGGTCCAACCCTAGAAGTGGCGTACAATAACAGTTATGCCGCCTATCGTATTAATAAGGAAATGCCATATTATACGGTTGAAAATGGCGTAAAGAAGAAATTTTATCCAGATGGAACGGTAGCTATACTGAATTAAAAAGCGTTCTTTCAGTAGTAGTGGTATCTGTAGTTGTAGTGTCTATTTTTATTTTGTCTATATCAAGATCTTTTTTATTTTCAAGACAAGACAGAATCTCATTAAGAATGGTTTCGTCATCTAAATCTGCTCTAGCTGTAGCATTTTTCAATACAAAATCGTATTGATCGGCCCGGTTAAGTCTTAGCCAATCATAAAAAATAATGGGGGCTTTATGCGCCGATTCTGTTCCGGAAAATTTGTGATGCTCCGGGCAAAGCGTTACACCATTTCTAATATCGAATTTTAATGGGCTATTTCTAATATCTCTAGAAAGACAATGGTGCGCGTTAAGAACAATGCCTTTATTGTTCTTGTTTATGTCTCCAGATTTAGCGCCGCAAAATATACATTTATTTCCATCGCGTTCTCTAACGGCTAGCGACCATGTTTTATAAAGTTTTTTCCTAAGTTTTGATAATATTTTTGCTTTAGGAATCTTTTTCTGTTTTTTTGGTTTATTAGTCATATTTTTATTATTGAAGCGTAAAACCCCGATATCTTTAGTGTCGGGGATGTAAGCGAACATTTAAACATTTTCAAAAATAGATGGATTAATATAGCCAAAATAACACTGATTTGTATTTCCTCCATGAATATCTATTGGAATTTTCATATCTTCATTAATTAGCCATCCATGTACTGTTTTAGATTTTGAAACAAAGGAAGTTATATAGTTGTCAAAGTCATCTTCTGTTATACTGTTGTATTCCATTCTTATGTTTAAACCACAACATGTTATATGAGTGTCGTGTCTTTTAGGTATGATTGCAAGACATTTTACACTTGAAAGTTCTCTTTCCATGCCGTTATCTAATTTTAATTTCATTTTAATCCTTTAAGCATTTTTTGAAATTTTCTGAATCATTTAATTCCAAATCTCTATTCCCCTGCTGTCTTAGATTAATAGCGATTTGCCTAATGATATCTTCTATGTTATCACCAATTATGACTTGAACTCCTTGTGGAATAGTTAATCCTACATATTTTTCAATTAATTTTTCGTCTATCTCTCCAACAACTCTTAACCCACCAATCTCAACAATTGTTTTTTTATAATTATCCTTGCTCCTCAATATATTTTTTAATTGTTTCCATATTAGCATTACCTGTACTACATACAAAATACCCATCACTCCAAAATGTATTCTCTTTCCAATAACTCCTCTTTAATTCTTCCGAATACCTCTTCCATATAAAAGTGAAAAATTCCTGCAAAAAAATAAGGAATTTGTAAATATTTTTAGAACTAGTATTATATGAAAGTGAAAAAGTCATTTAAGTATAGAATCTATCCAACAAAAGAACAAGAAGTTCTTTTGGCTAAACACTTCGGAGCAAAAAGATTCGTATGGAATTATTTTCTAGACCAACGCAAAAAAGCATACCTAGAAAATAATAAAACCTTGAATTACTATGACAATGCTGGTTCGCTCACTAAACTAAAGAAAGAAGATGATTATACTTGGATTAAAGAAGTAAACTCTCAATCTGTTCAAGCATCATTAAGAGACTTGGAAGTTGCTTATACCAGATTCTTTTCCAAACAAGGCAAATTTCCACGTTTCAAGTCAAAAAGAGATAGACAGTCGTTTCGTATTCCCCAGTCAACAATATACAAAGATGGTCAACTAGAAATACCAAAATTCAAACAACCCATCAAAGTTAAAGAAGACAGACCAATATCGGGAGAAATTTTGTTTTCAACCATTTCTAAGTCTCCCTCTGGCAAGTATTATGTTTCAATTACTTGTGAAACAGAGCATATTCCCTACGAGAAAAACAATAATAGTGTTGGCATTGATTTAGGAATTAAAGATTTAGCAGTATGCTCGGATGGCAAAGTCTATCCAAACATCAAGAACACAAAAAAGTATTCTAAACAACTTTCTTATGAACAAAGGCAACTAAGCAAAAAACAAAAAGGTTCAAACAACAGAGACAGACGAAGAATCAAGGTTGCTAAAATCCATGAGAAAATAGGAAACAGTAGGACAAATCATATTCATAACATAACAACTCAAATAGTTCGTGAAAACCAAACGATCTGTGTTGAGGACTTATCAGTATTAAATATGATGAAAAACCATAAACTAGCAAAAAATATTTCTGATTGTTCTTGGAGTGAATTTCTGAGACAATTAAAATACAAATCAGAATGGAATGAACGAAATCTAATACAAATAGATAAGTTTTTTCCTTCAAGCAAAACCTGTAATAAATGTAAATTTGTTAATCAGGATTTGACATTAGAAGACAGGGAATGGATTTGCCCTAGTTGTGGTAGTAAGTTGGATAGAGATAAAAATGCTTCAGAAAACATATTGGAGCAAGGTTTAAGTAATTTCAATTCTGAGGCGAAGTCTTCGGACAAAGCCTCAACTTCTGGTTGTGGAATACAATCGGAAATAAAACAAAAACGTGGGGAGGCGTTGCCAGTTAAGGCGAGTCTGCGAGCCACGAAACCCAAACATCTTTAGTGTTTGGGTAGTTCATACCACTCATTATACAGTCATTTTTACTATTTCGTAGGAAAATGTATAATATATAGAGAAGTAATGTTGTAATCATGAAGATTCAAGACGGTTTAACAACTTTATGCAGACAACTAGTGATTCAGGGTACTCCTAAAGGACGCCCAATTACGGCATATGCCATTGAATCACTACAATCTGTTATGCAGGATACTAAAAACCATCAAAATGAATTAGCAGCATGCCTAGGGTGTGGATTTGTTAATTCCATACTTTTATTCGAAGATGGTTGTCCTAATTGCAACGTTATTGATATAAAAACAGACTTAAAACAAGGAGATATATAATATGAGCGAACAAGAGCAATTAGCTAAATTAATAGCAGATCAAAATGCACCATATCCAGAAGATTATACAACCATGTTGGTTGAAGGATTGGCGTCACGAATTGGAAATGTCAGCCAAGCAAAAGTCGCAGAAGTAAGTCAAGAAATAATTTCATCAGGCAATTATGTTTCTAGCAGTTCTCCAAGGGCAAAAGAAGGAATAAAACTTAATTGTTCGGCTGAAAAACTACTTATTAATTTATATGATATTAGGGATGGATTAGTTAGTATTTTTGAAACTAATGGAACAAGTTCGACATTGGTTAAGCCATTAACTGAGCAAATTAATAAGGTGGATTCCTGTATCCGTATGGCGGGCGGCGAAATTGATACGTTTTCTCCCATGAGACACGTTTCTGGATTACAGGCCCCAAATCTTTTCAAAAATGCAGAAAAAGTTATAGAAACAACAATACAGTGTTATAAATTAGGTAGAATTGAAGATGCTAAACTTTCCAAAGATGGTAGAGAAATATCCATTGTATTTTCGGGACGGAGCGGTAATACTGAGTATCGTGCTATTGGAACTGTTTCTAGCGATTCATGGTCTGGCAATGAAGCCATAGATTATATTTATGCTCCGGAAGCAGGCGAGATGTCCATTAAGGCTTTCGAAGGCGGAAGGTGGATTGACAAAAGATCCACTAAAAATTATGAGGTATATTGGAACCTTGAAGAAGGCGACGTGCTAGAAGAAATTGCCGATTCAGATGCAAGCGAAAAGGAAGAGAAGGTAGTTCAGAGTAATACCAAGAATAATATCTCCGATGAAGAAGAGGAAATTGCTTCACCTATCAAGTAAAAATATGTGAAGGAATTAATAAATCATATGGTGAATAAATAGTTATGAAAAGCGCAGTAACGGGCATAGATGTTCAACGAGCAGACTTTGTGGAGAATCTGTATAAGCAGATTCGTAAGCAAACAGAAGTTGTGATTGCAAAACACGATAAGCTTTGCCGGTTAGCTGCATCTTATTTAACTGATGGTTGTACGCCTTCCGAATGTATTGAGCTTTTAATATTAGATGGAAAAATCACTAGAGAAGCTGCTCATGGATACATAGCAATGGCGCAATCTGAAGGTCTTATAGCAGATAGTTCAGATGGTTTAGGTGAATATAGCTTTAAATTTGAAGATGCAAATGGTCAAATATGGAGTTCCTATGACATAGGGAAAACGGTTCACGCCTCTAGTCAAACCGAAGCATCTGAAAAAGCAGAGGAAATTGTCCTTACAGAAACAAATTTAGAGCCTGAAAGAATTTTTTCTGTAAGCAGAATTTCCTAAAAATGAGTGATAAACAAAAAACTCTTTCAAGTACGGCCCATTCCCTCATAACTTTGCTTAACAATATTAGCGATTTAATATCTGTTTCCAATAAACGAAAAGAAGCCAGCGATGTTATGCGAGCCTTAACTGTTTATGCTCAACAGAAAAAATTTCCTTTGCCAGATGAAAAAATAGATTATTTTCATTCTATTTTATTAGATAGCCGACCATTTACAATAAATTACTTAGTTCAAAAAATAGCAGCAGAAATTGTTAAGACCGATCTGCTTAAACAATCTTAATTCGCAGTTTTTGCAGCCAACTTTTCTGTATAATATTGACATGAAAATGATATTTCAGAACATATACTATAGACTTTCGTTGATGACATTCGAAAATCCATCAATTATAGAATTGATAGTATTTACAATATTTTTAATTTTTCTCGCCCACTGAATGAGGTATAATTTATGGCTGATGATCCTACTACTCCGGAAGAGTCAATGGTTAACCCAACCCAAAATGCAGAAGAATCTTCAGCATTAACCGTCTCTCCTAGAAATACAACAGACGAACTTGAAAAATTACTTTATCAAGTTATTAATCTTAGCCCTGATAAAGTTTTTCATGAACCTACATGTGCAATTTGTTTTTCCCCAAATAGATCCGATATAGAACAGAACTGGATTCAAAATAAAAGTATTGCTGAAGCCCAAAAAATATTTAAAGATAAAACGGGAAAACAATTAAGCTCTGAAGTTATAGAGAACCATATGACACAACATATGGCAAAGGGCGTTCGCGCAATACAACAAATTGAGTATATTGATAGAATTAAGAGATTACATAGCCAAAACGCTTCGACGCTTGATAGAATATCAATGTGCTATGCCATGCTGATAGAAAGAATGATGGGAGTTAATAGTATAACCCCCAATGGAGAAGAAAGCGTTGCTGAAATAGAAAAAGTAAAGAGTGCTGAAACAGCAAGGCTAATGGGAATATTCAACAATTTTCTGAAACTGCAAGCGAGCATTTTGGGAGAAATGAAATTAAGTGGAGAACTAATTACAATTCCAAGTAGCCAATTTGTTAACGTTTTTAATGACGCTCTGCTTGAAGCTAGAACCGATAGAGAAAAGCAGCTTATTAAAGATATTCTCGATAAGCTTGCAAACATTAATAAAAAATCACAATAATAGGAGTATGTCCATGGAAACTTCTAATCACACTACAACTATGCAAACCTTGGAAGAGATTAACTGCCCAACTCGGCTCATTGATGCATGGAACACTTTATATTCAGAGACAAATGCAAATAAAAAGTTTCTATATATAAGACCTAATACTACGGTTCAATTTAGAATGATAGGGCCAATGATCAATTGTAGGAGAGTTTATGTTAATAATTCTATAAATGTACCATGGAACAAGTTTATGTCTATAAAAGACCTTAAAGCCTTATGTCAAGGCAAAGAAGAGGCTTTTGCAGCATGTACAGAAAAACTTGCGGGATCAGAAGAAATTGGTGGTTTTTCAATAAATAGCGTGCAAAAAGCAGAATTGGCCAAGACGATAATAAAAATATTTGACAAGGATAAATGGCAAAAATGTGTTTTATCTAATGTGTTTGTTAAACAATCATCAGATCTAGAAGACAAAATATATGTATATCCATTTGTACAAAAAACGTATTTGCAATTAGTTATTCACGCATTGAAAAAGAAAGGGGTAGTAGCATCGGAAATCGCGCAGCGTAAGATATCAGGACTTTATGCCTATGATATCGCCATCCGAAATTGTGGCAAATTCCCAATCGAACAAACAAATTTGGAAGAATCTTTGTCTTCCACATTACCAGTAGCCACAGTGGCCCCAATGGACTTTTCATACTCGTCATCTTTATCTTTGTCATCAAATGCGCCACATATTGTTGCTTCAAAACCCAAACCGATATTTGCCGATAAATATGAATGCAGATTAAGCGATAAACCATATCATATAGATATCGATGATGTACGCATGATCCTTAATATAGGCTTGAATGATATGCGTACAATGTGTATCAATAATAACAAGGCATTTCTGAGAAGAGCAGTTCTGCATGGCACGCTTAATGGATTTTTATATGAAGCTTTACCATCCGATAAATTAACTGAAGATTCATATAAAGAAATAATTGAGCAAGAAGAGTTAAGTATTTCGACGGAACAAAAAAATAGTCATATGGAAATTGTTGACGAGCAAATAAATGAATTGTCAGTTGAGGCTTTTGAGTATCAAGCACCAGAAGAAACTATCTCAAGTCTAAAACTCTAGGCTTCTAAAAGCTAGACGGCTTTTTGTATAATATTGAAGTAAAACATGGATGTAATATGGGAGGAAAATTTATGGAATCAACTTTAACGTTTTCGGATGTTCAATTTATCCCGCAATATTCAGAAATAGAGTCGCGCTCACTTGTAGACGTTTCAACCAACATGGGAAAGTTCTCATTAAAACTTCCTGTTATATCATCTAATATGAAGGATATAACTGGACCAAAAATGGTTAAAGAAATGCACATACATGGTGGGCTAGGAATTCTACATAGATTCGGTTCAATTGAACAAAGCGTCAAAGAATATAGAGAATCACTAAGACTTCTGCAAGAAATTAATCCATCAGAAAACCATGCTTATTCTGTTGGCGTTTCTGTTGGCGTAAAAGAGGAAGACAAAGAGCGTTTTCAATGTTTATTGGAGGCTGGAGCAAATATCTTTTGCGTTGACGTTGCACATGGTCATCATATTCTCGTCAGAAAGATGATTGAGTATATTAAGCAGAATTGCTTTGACTCAACATGCGTTATTGCTGGAAATGTGGCAACTCCCGAGGGAGCTAGAGCTTTGGTGGCATGGGGCGCAGATATAGTTAAAGTTGGTATTGGACCCGGAGAAGTATGCCAAACTAGGAAAAATACAGGAGTAGGAGTTCCTCAACTTAGTGCATTGGCAGAAATAAGGGAAAGATTTCCATCGGTTATTATGATAGCTGATGGAGGCATAAAGAGTACAGGGGATATTGCTAAAGCATTGAAATATGCAAATGCAGTCATGCTTGGGAATTATTTATCAGGAACGTCAGAGACCCCCGGTCATGTTTATGAGAATCCTAATGGACAATGGTATAAGATATATGGTGGATCTGCTAGCGGGGAGCGCAAAACAGAAAATGGTAGAGAACATGAGTTTGTAGAAGGTATTGTAAAAATGGTTGATTNNGCAAAATAAGTAGCGGGGGCAGGCAGGAAAGCAAACTATGAAAAAATACGTAGATATTAGAGTAGTAGGAGGCGAAGAAGAACTTTTAGAGTTTGCCGACTTATGCAAAATAATACAGCGATTAGGAAGAGTTGGATCAAATAGGGATATCACCATAACTGTAGATGGTGACGGTTCTGGGAGACTATCTTTTTATGGAATCGAAAACGGTAAATTCACCGAATTTAACTCAGAAAAAATTGATGTAGACGATAAGGATCTTATGCATGTCTACATAGGAGAATAAAATATGATTAACCGATTAAAGAACTTGGCAGTATATTTGTCAGGACCAATAGATTATGCCCAAAACATGGGAAAACAATGGAGAAATGAAATAACGGATTTTCTTGTTCCACGGAATGTTCAAGTATTCAACCCATTAAATCATATTTTCTATGGAACGCACGATGTTGATACAACAAAACGTCCAAGAATGGAAAAAATGAGACAAGATGGTGATTTTAGCTCATTGCGATGCGAAATGAAAGACCTTAACCATTGGGATTTAAGGGCTGTTGACCTAAGTTCGTTCTTAATAGTAAATTATGATGTTCCAACATTTATGTGCGGAACGCATGAAGAGATATTTACAGCTAATAGGCAGAGCAAGCCGGTGTTGTTAGTTATACCATGTGATAAGAGGAAGATGCCTAGTTGGATGTTTGGTAGATTTCCTGCGGAGCATATGTTTGAGGGTTGGGATGCACTGAAAGATTATTTGAAGGAAATTGACGAAGATCCTTATTATGAGTTTACAGATGCCGACAGAAAAAGGTGGTTATTCTTTGATGGGCCATGGATGAAAAACGGCAATCCCGATGCGGCAGACAACTTCTTTAGGAAGACAAAATGAAAAACATAGACAAAATACTTAAGGCAATCATGGACGAAGTTAATGTTGCAATGGATAAGTATCCTAATTGGCCGAATGACCCACTACATGCGTTAGCTGTTTTGGGAGAAGAATATGGAGAACTTACAAAAGCCATGTTGCAATTAACATATGAACCGCACAAATCAGATCATGCTCAGGTTCAAGCTGAAGCCATACAAACCGCCGCTATGGCTATAAGATTAATTTTGAGCCTTAATAACTATAAATATAAGCGTGGCAAACAACATAGTCAAATAAGATTAATAAATGAATAATGACTTTATAGATAAGATACATTTAGGCAAATGGGAAGATGTAATGCCGCAACTTCCATCCGCCTCCGTTGATATTATCATAACAAGCCCACCATATAACGTCAATCTTGGCAATAACAAACATAAGAAAGACAAATATGAATCATATGATGATGATATGCCATACACTGAATACATTGAATGGATAACAAAATTGTTTTGGGAATGCAATAGGGTATTAAAAACGGGCGGCAGACTATGCGTTAATATTGGAGATGGCGCAAATGGCAGAGTTCCAACTCACGTTGACTTTACACATAGACTATTGAACTTAAGCGGATTTGAATTCTCAGATGGCTGTCAACCATTTCAAATGATAACCACAATTGTTTGGAACAAAAATCAAATAGGGGCATCTACGGCTTGGGGTTCGTGGTGTAGCCCATCTTGTCCATCTTTTCCAACCCAATTTGAATTCATCATAGTTGTTGGAAAAGGCACAACAACACATGATGGCAATCCAAATAGTATATCGGTTAGTGCAGAAGACTTTATTAGAAACTCTAGGGCATTATGGGAATTTCTTCCAGAAACAGAAATGATGAAAAAGTGGAATCATCCTGCCTGTTTCCCTGAAGAACTTCCACGTAGATTAATAGACCAATTAACCTATATTGGCGATGTTGTTTTAGATCCATTCTCTGGTGCAGGCACAACATGTTCAGTTGCTAAATCAATGCGTAGAAAATATATTGGCATAGAAATGTCTGAAAAATACTACCGCACATCTCTGTCGAGATTGTCAGGTGTACCAACAATGAATGCGGTTGTCGATGCTGAAGGCAATGAAACCCAAGTTCCGCAATGGATGTTATGAAACCGTTTTATGTTGAAATTAATGATTTAATGCTGTCTAGAGCAAAAGAAAACGCAGCCCGTATTGGGAAGCTAAAGGATTCCATCTTGAAAGGCGAAGGCAATTTAGCGGGATGTTTAGTGGAAGAAATGTATCTATTAGCATTGCCAGAATCCATAAGAAGCAACACTTATGGCAGAGATATACTATACAAAAGCAAACGCGGAGAAATAAAAGGAAAACAACAGACTGTAGACCGCCCACCGCGTCCTGATTGGGAGGCGTCTGTTGCACTAACAAGTAATCATCAGAAACCAGACTTTTATCTTTTTGGAAGAGTGTATGTAACAAAGCAAAAAGAATATCCTCATGGATGGCTTTTAGGCGGGTTAAGTTTTAGTGATATTGTAAAGGTATGGCGTAAAGTAGAAGCTGGCGCTCTAGAAGGAAATAATAAATGGAAATGCAGCGCGATATGCTATAACATTTTACATGAGCAATTAAAACCCGCAAAGCTAAAGATTGATTATGATGCCTATGCTAAAAAAGAGATTAAGGCATTTGAGAAAATTAAAGTATGAATGAATTCGGCTATAACATAGGAAGAAGCAACAATATAAAAATTCTCTTGACTTCTCAAATTGAATAGGTTATAGTATGATTATGAAAGATAATGAATATTGGGAACAGGTAAAGTTAGCCGAAGAAATCGCAAGAGAGGCGCATAAAACTCAATTTAGGAAGTTTGGCGCAGATAAGGGCGAACCATATATTGTTCATCCTGAAAGAATGTCAGCAAATACGCTCGATCCAATATTAAAAGCGGCAGCATGGTTACACGATGTAGTTGAGGATACATCTGTTACAGCAAAAGATTTGCGAGAAAAGGGGGTAGATGATTCTATTGTTAATATTGTAGAATGTGTTACAAAAAAAGACGGCGAACCATATGTCGATTTTATACGAAGGATATGTCGTAGTGGAGAGTATCCAATGATGTTGAAAGATTTAGATATAAGAGACAATTTGCGTTCGCTGGATAAGGGCAGTTTAAGGGATAAGTATGAGTTGGCTTTATTGGTAATAGAATTAAACTCTAGGTTAGGGGAGTATTTATGATAGCTAATGCTGTAAAAATGGCGTTTAAGAAGAAATTGCAGAGGGGTTGGGAGAAATGGCCTCGCATGTATTTGTAAAATGGCGGAAAATATTTTTGCAAATATATGCAGGAATATTTTGCCGAATATGGAATAATACACCATGAATAATAATCTACATAGAAAATCACGATGGTCAGAAAAAGATTTACTGCTTCTTAAAGAAAAGTTTCCAACAGCAACTAAACAAGACTTAATATGTCTATTTCCAAACAGAACGTGGAATGGAATTAATACCACAGCAAGGGCGAACGGTCTTAGTCGAAGTGTATATTGGCAGGCAATAAAATCCAGAGACAAAAATATTTTGGAACTTCTAAAAACAAAATCGCCACCACAAGTCGCCAAAGAATTGAATTTGAAAGATTCACACGTTTATGCAAGAATGTATAAGCATCGTGTAAGACCGATAGCAAAAATTGCCAACAATAATCTGAAAAGAATATTGGATGATTCACCAGAATCATATTATTGGATTGGTTTTATTTTGGCTGATGGATGTTTCAGCGGTGGCAAAAGTAAAAAGCGTGACAAGCAATATAATTCATTGACTTTTACGTTGGCAAGAAAAGATATGGCTTCTGTTCGCAAGTTTGCTAAATTCATAGGCGCAAAAATTAATATTGTTGTAAAAGACAAAACGCATGATGCTTTGGGTATCCATGTCAACGACATATGGGCCATCAGGACGTTAATGGATAAATTGGGCATAGAATCGTCCCAAGCAAAGACCTACAATCCACCATCAAAGCTATTTGCCCTGAAGCCCGACCATCTTTTTTGTTTGATTGTTGGCTATACCGATGGCGACGGATGTATTATGTTAAAGAAACAGAAAAACGGCAAATTCCCTTTTATGACTTACACGGCATACAAAGCTTGGATGCCCATATTCGAGAGGTTTGAACCGTTTTTATATGAATATTTTGGTTTGGAAAAAAATTCAAAGGCGAAGCACATTGGAATAGTTCATTATGAAAATATGCCAATTGAAAAACGAGATAGGACTGTTAAATGGGATATTCCAGACAACAGATTGATTAAGGCAATGAAGCGAAAGGCTATTGAATTAAAATTGCCAATAATGGCTAGAAAATGGTCAAAAGTAAATATCAATACAGAAGTGAAGTCTAGAAAAGAAATGTCCGATGAACGCAAACAACTGGTACGAAAATATCTTAGTGAAGGAATTGTTGACGTAAATGAAATTATTTTGTTGACAGGATTGACTCGTTCATGTATTGTATGGATAAAGAATCAATGGAAAGAGGAGAAAAAACATGTCGCTTAAAGATGCAGTTGTAAGAGCCTTTGATAAGAAAAAGAATCTTGAAAAGAAGGACGAACATGGGAATTGGAAATATCCCATGTATTGGTTGATTGACTTGCACGATGTGATCATTCCGGGGACTTATACCCGCAATAACGAGGGGCGTCAACTTTATCCTATGGCAAAAGATGTTTTGGCATGGTTGACCCGTAGAAATAACATGTGTATCATTTTATGGACATCTTCACATAATGATTCCATTAGTGACATATGCTTGTGGTTAAAAGCTCATGGAATTGAGTTCAATTATGTAAATCAGAATCCAGAGGTAAAACCTAATGGACTTATTGACACTAGCGCCAAGCCGTATTTTGATGTACTTTTAGATGACAAAGCTGGATTTGATGGAATGTCAGATTGGAAAAGTATCAAGGACGTATTGGTTGAACTTGGAGAGTGGGACAAAAAAAATTATCACTAAATAGAATCTCCGAGTAACTTTAAAATATTTCGTATTTGCTTTGGAGTAAGGGCGTTAATGATTTTCTTTTCTTGTTTTAATACCCAAGTTTCACTTTTATCATAGTTCCATTTATGAAGATACTCATGTATAAGGGTGGGCAATAGTTCTTTTCTATAGTCTAGGGTTATTTCATCTGTAGAATAATCATATTCTCCTGAGTATCCCCTCATTTTTTTGAAGATAAATTCTGGAAATAATTTTAATTCCTTATATATTTTGCGAGTAAATTCATAGGATATCTTCTTTTTGGCAATAATTTTGCGATGATCTTTTTTGGATTTACTAGTCTTACCATCTTTTCGCATTTATTGTCTCCTTTTGACTATATATTAAATGATAATTCTTTGGCAGGGATTAGACTTCCTGCTCATGAAATATGTTTCATGACAAAAAATAACATAAAGCAGCCAGATTTAACATTAAAAACTAGAGCAAAATTGTCAAATGTACTAATAGATAGACGACTTAGATCTTTTGGAGTGGTATTTGGAACATTGGAGGCTGTTGCCAGACAATATGGTGTAAGAATAGAGGATAATGGAGATTATCGTATTTGTTTTGCCCCTAAAAACCGTTTGCAATTATTTGCGGAAAAGCTACATTTTGCCTGTGTAAGGTTCTCTGCCTAATATTATTGGGGAACAATATACGGATTGGAAACTCTATCTGTAGTTGGTTCTTCTCCACTTTTATGCCAGAATAGCTCTCTGCCACTAGTTGACATGCCCCATCCCTCTATAATAATTTTTCCATAGTGAATTTCATTATGACAATTTCCGCAAATAGATACAATATTCGCAGCACAATGAGGATTTTCTATGTCTCTTCCGTCTATATGGTGCGATTCTAAAATGCG